AAATTTTTAAAGATCTCGAATTACTATTACCTCAATATCAGTTTGTAATTTGTCAAGAAAAGTCTTTGACTAAGGACGAGTACCACAGTTTATTGGGAGAATCTAAGATTGTATTCTCAGCCAATCTACAGGAAACACTGGGTATAAGTTGTTATGAAGGTGCCTTGTTGGATGCCATACCAGTAGTGCCAGATAGATTGAGTTATAGGGAAATGTATTATGATGGATTCAAATATCCCAGTCATTGGACAGAAAGTTGGGACAATTATATGGACTATAGGCAAGAACTTTGTCACCACATCATTGTCACTATGACGCACTACGAAAAGCGTATTCCTCAAGTTCAAAAACAAGCAGAAGACTTAACAAAGAATTTCTTTTCATGTCAACCTCTCTTGAACAACTTAAACTAATCTTTGTCATTGAATGACCTTTTATATGTTGAGAGAATAAAATGAAAATAGGCAGTAAGTGGTACAGCAGCAATGGAGACTTATTTGAAGTAGATGACATAAGAGTGATATCAGGTGAAACATGGGTTTTTTATACAAACACATTTACTATGCAAACTTATAGTTGTTTAATAGGCGCATTTACAGATAGATTTAGGGAGACTATCAATGAGAATTGAAGATGACATTAAAATAGACTTCAAGGACGTTCTCATTCGTCCTAAACGTTCAACACTTTCAAGTCGTAAAGAAGTTGACTTGGTTAAATCTTATCGGTTCAAACATAGTGGTTATGAATACCAAGGTATTCCTATCATGGCCGCTAATATGGATGGTGTAGGCACTATTAAGATGGCTCAGGCCCTACATCGTCATCGCCTATTCACCTGCCTGGTGAAATCATATAACGCAGACATTGAAAATTTATCAGAGTTGCGAGTTGCCAAAGATAATTATGCTGTCAGCACAGGAACCAGTGATGAAGATTTTCGTAATCTACGGGCAGTAATTACAGGTCTAGGTGCTCAGTTTATCTGTATTGATGTAGCCAATGGTTACTCAGAACACTTTGGAGATTTTGTCGAACGTGTAAGAAAGCAGTTTCCAGATAAAACAATTATAGCAGGTAATGTGGTTACCGCAGATATGACACAGGAGTTAATTTTACGTGGAGCAGATATTGTTAAAGTGGGCATCGGTCCTGGGAGCGTTTGCACAACTCGTATTCAAACTGGCGTTGGGTATCCTCAGCTTAGTGCTATTATTGAGTGCGCTGATGCTGCTCATGGGCTTGGTGCTCATATTATCGCAGATGGAGGGTGTACCTGTCCTGGTGACATAGCAAAAGCATTTGGCGCAGGCGCAGACTTTGTAATGCTAGGCGGTATGTTTGCTGGACATGATGAAGGTGGTGGAAAACCCATCTATAAATCATATCTAACCAATGAACTAGATAATAAAACCGGAGAACCCTATGTTGATACACAAGATTTTGTGGAATTCTACGGTATGAGTTCAGACACTGCTATGAGCAAGCACCACGGCGGAGTTGCTGAATATCGTAGCAGTGAAGGTAGAACTGTGGAAATTCCCTATCGCGGTAGTGTTAATGAAACCGTGCTGAATATACTAGGTGGGCTACGAAGCACCTGTACCTATGTTGGCGCAGAAACTCTAAAACAATTGCCAAAATGCACTACCTTCATCCGTGTTAATCGTCAAATCAATGATGTCTTTGTTAAGTAAATTTTGTGATTTTTTGATCATTGTCAAAAAAACATACAGTCATTCCACAAGGATGTCCTTCTACGGGTAATCGAAAAGAATCTTTCCATATATTTCCAAGAGGTCTATCGTTACATTCACTGCCTTTTACCCATCCTTGTGGTGAAATATATAGTTTCTCAATTCCAGCATTACAAATCTTACCAGTATAACTAGGATTATTTTTAACTATATGAACTATTTTTTCTGCATGAGTTGTATCTTTAAAAAATCTACTATCTTGTATTAAAGAAGATTCCGTCTCATCATATGGATCTAAACCTTCTAATATTCTTAATTGTTTTTCTGTATAATGAAACATTCCATGTCTGGAATCTGCATTATAGTAGAGTATCTGCTTTGTAACTGGTATCCAAAATTCTTCTTGTATTTGTTTGGCCCTACTTATGTCATCATCAAAGGCAGTGTTCCTTATAGGTACGAAAATTTCAATTTGTTTTTTAGAGTTAAGAAAAGTTTGTATTATGAATTTAATTAAATTATAATTTTGCCAATAATGAAAACTTAGATGTAAATTATCTATATAAGGTTCTATGGCAAACCAGTCTAACCAAATTTTTCCACCGTTAGTTGTGAGGTCAATATTTCCTCCATTTTCTTTACATATCTTCAATAAAGATGTAAAATCAGAAAAATCTAAAGGTTCCCCCCCATTAAAATACCAGTCAACATGTCTATCAAGAGATAAGTAATGTTCAATTATTTTACTAGTGATAGATTTATATTGCTCAATATCTCTAGGTTTATCTCCGTTCCAAAATGTACTAGGACAATAAAAACATCTAGATTCGCAATAATCATTCAATGACCAGTATATTTGAGTTTTTTCTGTCATTTAGGTTGACTTTTCTAAATAATAATGCTATATTTACTAGTATTCAAAAGGTATCACAATTATGTCAAAGTTAAAGGTTTCTGAGTTGTTTTATAGTGTGCAAGGTGAAGGACGTTATATGGGCGTACCTTCAGTGTTTCTACGTGTGTTCGGATGTAATTTTACCTGTGATGGATTCGGAATGCCTAGAGGAGAACGATCAAATGAACGAAATATTGTCGCCCAAAATATTACAAACATTAAGCAATACAGAGATTTACCTTTGGTTCATACCGGTTGCGATAGTTATGCTAGTTGGGATCCTAGGTTTAAGGATTTTAGCCCTATGCTGGAAACGGATGCTATTGCTGATGCTATTATGGACATGCTACCGCACAAAAGATGGATGAGAGAACATCTTGTAATCACAGGTGGGGAACCTTTACTAGGTTGGCAACGTGCGTATCCAGACTTACTTAATCATCCTAAAATGGATGAACTAAGAGAAATCACTTTTGAAACAAATGGCACCCAAGAACTCACCAACGACTTCAAAGCATACCTACAAGAATGGCGTTGGAAGCATGAAGGGTTGATTGACAGGCAAATTACTTTCAGTGTCAGTGCTAAATTACCAGCAAGTGGAGAAAAGTGGGAAGAAGCAATTAAACCAGATGTTGTCTGTGGCTATGAATCAGTAGGTTGGACCTGTCTTAAACTGGTTGTTGCTACAGAGCAAGATATTGAAGATGCACTTAGAGCCATTGAAGAATATCGTAGTGAAGGATTCGAAGGTGAAGTCTACTTAATGCCTGTAGGTGGTGTAGAAAGTGTCTACAGTCTAAATAACAAAAATGTTGCTCTTGCCTGTATGAAATATGGATTGCGGTACAGTGATAGACTTCAAGTGCCGCTTTTTAAAAACGAGTGGGGTACATAATGAAAGACTTTCTTAGAAAACTATTTGGCTTTGAAGAGATGGACAGAGCCATAGAAGAAACAAGGGCAGCATCAAAAGCCGCCCAACAACCTCCTGTTATGGAATTAAGTCCAAAAGAGCAGGCTACTGAAAATAAAGAACCTTGGGTAGGTGTTCTAAATACTCACGTTAACAAAGATAATATTCGAAACGGATTCTTTGAACTTGACTGGAATGAATACTTTGTGTTAGAGTTAAGAACTGCTGGATACAGAGGTGAATCAGATGAAGAAATTGTAAATCAGTGGTTTACAGAGTTATGTCGCAATGTAGCCGCAGAAGATGGTATAGACATGAGCCGTAGAGGAACTGGCTATATAAATGTAAATAACTTAGGAAACGGACGTTCAGAGGTCAGTTAATGACTAAAACATACATACTAGTAGACACAGCCAATACATTTTTCCGTGCTCGTCACGTTGTCAGAGGGAATTTAGAAGATAAAGTAGGCATGAGTATACATACCGTCTTAGGTAGTGTACGAAAGGCTTGGCGAGATTTCAAAGGCAATCACGTGGTCTTTTGTCTAGAAGGACGGTCGTGGCGAAAGGATTATTACGAGCCTTATAAGCGCCAACGTTCTGAGGCACGTGCTGCTCAAAGTCCACGTGAAGCAGAAGAAGATCGTGTGTTTTGGGAAACATTTGATCAGTTCAAAGACTTTATTATTAACAAGACAAACAGTACGGTTCTACATCATCCTAACCTAGAAGCAGATGATTTAATTGCAGGCTGGATTAGGTCTCATCCAAAAGACAGGCATATTATTATTAGTACTGACGGAGATTTCGCACAACTTATTTCTCCAAATGTTCAGCAGTATAACGGTGTTATGAGTATGACTATTACTCATGAAGGTTATTTCGACGAAAAAGGTAAGCCTATAAAAGATAAAAAGACAGGAGAAGCCAAACCTGCCCCAGATCCCGAATGGTTACTTTTTGAAAAATGTATGCGTGGAGATACTTCAGACAATATTTTTAGCGCATACCCTGGTGTCAGAGAAAAAGGCACAAAAAATAAGGTAGGTCTTAGAGAAGCCTTTAGTGACAGAAATAGTAAGGGATACAATTGGAATAACCTTATGTTACAAAAATGGGTAGACCATGAAGGTGTAGAACATAGAGTTTTAGATGACTACAATAGAAATAAATTGCTCTGTGACCTAAATGCACAGCCCAACAACATAAAAGAAATTATCAATTCTGTTATTAAAGATCAAGAACATTCAAATAAAAATATTTTACAGGTTGGCATTAGACTATTAAAATTTTGTCAAACTTATGATTTACAGAAAATCAGCGAACAAATTCAAACATACGCTGAACCATTAAATGCGAGGTATGAACAATGAGTGCAGTTACTAAAACCCTAATACCAAATCAAGAATGGATTGTAAAAGATAACGATAGAAAAATTGGCTCAATATATAAGAAAAAAAGAGGCTATGATTTCATAAGAAAAGGTCAAAAATTAGAATTTAAAAACCTAGAACAGGTAAAGACAGACCTAGGAATAACTATAATCGAAGGCGGTCAATCAAAAAAGTCAATTGCACTAGATGAAAATCAACATGTAATTTATGACTTTCCTTGCGGGTCTAAGCCTTTTAACCCACTTTATAATATCAAGAAAAAATTACCTTTATTTGCTAAAAGTTTAAAAAGCCAAAGTCTGTATTGTGCAGGTTACTATGTGATTAAGTTTAGAAAAGGTTGGGTCAAAAGTTTCTGTCCTAAACTAATCACGTTGGAAAGATATCCCTATTACGGACCTTTTAAAACAGAATGTGAAATGAAAAATATGTTAAATTTCTTAAATAAATCATGAAGCAGTTAAACGTAATTCCAATTGAAAACTTTTTACATAAGGCTAGAATCGCTCTAAAATCCAGCCAAAAAAACCTAGTACTTACTATGGAAGAAGTTACAGAATTATCAAACAGCCTTAGTGTAGTAATGACTAGGTTAGCAGGAGACTTAGATCAAATAAAAGAAAGTTCTAACCAACCAATCCAAATAAAAGTAGACGGTGGCAGATTCTAAATTTTGAATAAATATATACGCATTTTTGGAGATGCGTATATAAATGAGTAGACCTAAGCCTCAAATACTTTTAGAAGCAACAAATAAAAAGAATTTTAAAACCGAACAAGTTTTAGAAGCAGAGGCTATCTGGGCAGTTTTTTATAAGGACTCTCCTATCAATCTCAAAACAATGAGTTATATTGCACAATCGATAGGTCCAAAATATAAAAAAGTTAGTTTTTCAAATAGTGGACATGCCTTTAATCTAGCAGAAAAACTAAACAAACTTTTCAATAGCACAGACTTTGCCGTTTTTAAATTAACATCGGGCGAGAAAGTCACATATGAATCAGAAGATTGAATTAACAAAATACGTTCTTAACTTCCTCAATTCTTCTTACACAGAAAAAGAACTCAAAAAAATAATGCACCTCTGGTGGTGGAATACAAGAAATAAATCTAAGGGAGGTTGGAGACTAACCGAACTAGGATTTTTTCATTTAAATGCTGCTCAAATAAAATCTTATGAAGTAAAATTTGAAGAAGAAATTTTCTTTTCTAACGAACTAGTAATTTGGATTGACCAAAATATAGATTGTCCATTTTATATAACAGATAATAGGATTTGGGTTTTCAACGAGAAAACTGCTGTCCAATTGGTATTGTTTTCTGGTAACATTCAGCGATATCACAATGCTAAGAAAAGATGGGCTTCTAAAGAAAAACTAGTTGACAAAGCATAAGATATTTCATATAATAAACACTGTAGTAACAAAACACCACTTTATTTGAGAGAGTAATATGTCTAAAGAAATTTCTACTAGCCGCACTGTAACTCCTAATGAAGCCAAGGCAGCACTTCGTAAGGCCATTATCAAACAGCGCCCAATTTTTATGTGGGGTCCTCCAGGTATTGGTAAGTCAGATATCATCAAGCAACTTGGCGAGGAACATGATCGGGAAGTTATTGACGTCCGTTTAAGCCTTTGGGAGCCTACTGATATCAAAGGTATTCCCTATTATAATAGCCAGGCCAATACTATGAGTTGGGCACCACCTGCAGAACTGCCCAGCGATCCAGATAGTACCGCTATTTTATTCCTAGATGAGTTAAACTCTGCGGCGCCTGCTACTCAGGCAGCGGCTTATCAACTTATTTTGAATCGTCGTGTGGGAACTTATATCCTGCCCAAAGGCGTGGCTATTGTGGCTGCTGGTAACCGCGAGACTGACAAGGGCGTAACTTATCGTATGCCTGCTCCGTTGGCTAACCGTTTTGTTCATTTGGAATTGCGAGTAGATTTTGAAGATTGGCTTCAGTGGGCTACCCTTAACAAGGTACATGAGCAGGTTGTAGGCTATGTCGGTTTTGCCAAACAAGACCTCTACGACTTTGATCCAAAAGGTTCAAGTCGCGCATTTGCCACACCCCGTTCATGGTCTTTTGTAAGTGAACTTTTAGAAGATGACGACATCAGCGAAGGTACCCTAACTGATTTAGTTGCAGGTGCTGTAGGTGAAGGTCTTGCTGTTAAGTTCATGGCTCACCGCAAGGTTGCCAAGCAGATGCCCAAACCTGAACTTATCCTTAAAGGTGAGGTCAAGAAGTTTGATATCAAAGAAATTTCAGCAATGTACTCTCTAACTATTAGCCTTTGCTATGAGCTCCAAGAAGCAGATAAGAAAAAGGTTAAAGGCTGGGATGCTATGGCAGACAACTTCTTTGGATTTATGATGGACAATTTTCCAACTGAGTTGGTTGTTATGGGTGCCAAAGTTGCTCTAACCAATTATGCTTTACCGTTCGATGCCAGCAAGTTAAAGAACTTTGACAAGTTCCATGACAAGTATGGAAAATATATCATACAGGCCATGGAAGGTTAATTTAAGGGCCCTAGGGCCCTTATTAGTTGACTACGGACTAAAAAGAATATATAATTGTATTATACATTAAGGAGTAAGTTATGACCTCAGTTATAAAACCCGAACGTCAGTCTAAAAAAGATTGGTCTAAACAAGAATTTAGTGCTTCAGAAAAAGCCAAAATTTTAGATAAATTGATTACAGCACGAGTAGGATTGCTACTTCGTCATCCGTTTTTTGGCAATCTCGCTACTCGTATGAAACTGGTAGATGCCAGCGACTGGTGTGCTACTCTTGCCACTGACGGACGTAACTTCTACTTTAATTACGGATTCGTTAATAAACTCAATCCTAAAGAATGTGAGTTTGGGTTTGCACACGAAGTTCTGCATAATGTATTTGATCATATGGGTCGTCGCGAAGGACGTGATCCTACTCTTTCTAATATTGCGGCAGACTACGCTGTTAACCAAATTCTCAAGGATGAGAAAATTGGTGCCGTTCCTACGTTCCTTAAGATTTTCCAACATGACAAGTACCGTGGAAAATCTTATGAGGAGATTTATCAGGATCTCTATGCCAATGCGGAAAAAATTAATATTGGAGAACTAGGAGAACTGCTAGACGAACACTTAGACGACAGTGAAGGGCAAGGGGAAGGGGAAGGGGAAGGTTCTAATAATGGTAAAGGTCGTCCTAAACTTACTCCAGAGGAACGTAAACAGATCCGCGACGAGATCAAAGAAGCAATGGTTGCGGCTGCTCAGACTGCAGGTGCAGGCAAAGTGCCTGCAGGGGTTAGCCGTCTTATCAAAGACTTCACAGAGCCCAAAATGGATTGGCGTCAACTGTTAAGAATGAATATTCAAAGTATCTTAAAAAGCAATTTTAGTTTTGCTCGTCCGAATCGCAAAAGTCAGCACTCCGGTGCCATATTACCAGGTATGATAAACGAGGAAACTATTGACGTATCAGTTGCTGTTGACATGAGTGGTAGTATTTCAGATCAACAGGCCAAAATTTTTATCAGTGAAGTAAAAGGTATCATGGAAGAGTACGTTGACTTCAAACTAGACATTTGGTGTTTTGATACAGAAGTCTACAGTTATGCCAAATTTAGTTTAGAAAACGCAGATGACATTAACCAGTACGAAGTCAAAGGTGGTGGAGGTACAGATTTTGAAGCCAACTGGACGTTTATGAAGGATAATGATATCACTCCTAAGAAGTTTATTATGTTTACAGATGGATACCCTTGCGGTAGTTGGGGTGACGAGGACTACTGTGATACACTGTTCATTATTCACGGTAACGACTCTATTATTGCTCCGTTTGGCCAAACTGCACATTTCAAAGAATGAGTATTAAAAGAGGACAGATAAACCCGCTAGGTGTTCTGGGGCTAAGGAAAATTTCCTTTATCCCAGAACATTTTGTTAAATTGAGTGTGCCTAAAAATGTGGATATCAGATCTATAGAGAGATGGATAGAAACAAACTTAAATAGTCGGTATGCTATACAATCAAATTTTAAGGTTGGTAGTGATAATAAACTAACTAATATTATAGAAATAGGATTAGAAGATCCTAAAGAATTAACCCTACTAAGTTTAGGGTGCCAATATCTTCACAAAGAGAGGACATTTTAATGGAAGAGCAAAAGACAGAGCAACAGCCTGAACAACCCAGTGTACCGGAATTGACTATCACAGATTTAATTAATCTTAGGACAATTATCGATGTGGCGGTTAAACGAGGTGTATTCGGTGCAGGCGAAGTTGCAGGTGTAGGTACTGTATATAATAGATTAGATTCATTTATTACAGCAGTCACACCCGCTAAATCAGAATAAAGGAAACCCTATGAAACATGTAGGTAAGATGAAAAGCAACTCTGCTAGAGTAGCAGTAGTTTATAGAACATTGCCAAACGAGCATATGAATGCTCTAGTAGTTGGAACAAACGGTTTGCCAGATGCTTATCATGACAGTCTTATGAGTGTAATCGAAAGCGAAGCAGGACAACAGGCAAATGAATTAGCAGACATCCTGGCAACTAGACGTTTCCCAGATGGTGAAGTAATGCTTAGTTGGTTACACACAAGGGGTCAGTTGAAAAAAGTTCCAACTAACCTAGTTCTTATGACTCCGAATAATCAAACGCAGATTCCTTTGGATAAACTAAATGAAATCATCGCAGAACAAAAAGGCGTCAGTGTAGAAGAACTAGCGGTCACAGACGGCAGTCAGAAAAAAGAAAAAACTGCCAAATCAAAAGAAGAAGTTGTAGTTCCGCCTGCCGATGATCCTGAATACAAACAAATGGTGAACGAAGCGCCTTATCATCCAGGCTATGAAGGTGCCGTGTTTGATAAACCAGTCACAGCATCAGACCTACGATCAATGGCTGATAAACTGTTCAAAGAAGCACAGGCTCTGCGTAAGAAAGCAGAAGAGATGGAACCAACGAAGAAAAAAACTAAAGCAGATAAAGTAGAGGCAGAGTAATGTTTAAGGTAGGCGATAAGGTTCAAAAGGTGTCAGGCTATCTATGGCCTGGCATTGTGGTAAGTGTATTTGATACACTAGCAGGCGAACGAAGAGTAGTTGTAGAATGTACAGTACCTGAAATAAAGGGCGCACTGCACATTTACAATGAATCTCAATTGAAACTGCAATAATGTCAGAGCGTTCTTATCTAAATTTACTAGAAACTATACTTGCCCAAGGTGAACAACGGGAAGATCGAACAGGTACAGGTACTCTCAGTATATTTGGTCCGCAACTTCAATTCGATCTTACTCAAGGATTTCCTGCAATAACTACCAAGAAACTGGCATGGAAATCTGTAGTAAGTGAACTCCTATGGTTTATTGAAGGCAGCAATGACGAAAATAGACTTAGGGAAATACTTCACGGTGAGAGGTATAGCGATAAAAAAACTATTTGGTCAGATAACGCTACTGCTCCTTACTGGACAAATAAACGACTGGCACGACATCAAGGTGACTTAGGCAGAATTTACGGTGTACAGTGGCGCAAATGGCGCAAACCTCTAATTAGAATTAATAAAGTAGTACTTCAAAATCACGATCAGTTATTAGAATTAATTGAAGGAATTAAAAAAGATCCCTATGGTCGCAGGCACATTATAACAGCATGGAATCCAGGTGAATTAGAATTAATGGCATTACCTCCATGTCACATGATGTCACAATTTTATGTTTCCAAAGACGGTGGACTAAGTTGTCATATGTACCAGAGATCTGCGGATATGTTTTTGGGAGTGCCTTTCAACATTGCTTCTTATGCCTTGTTCACCCATATGATTGCACAGGTCTGTAATTTACATGCAAAACAGTTAATTATATCATTTGGTGATGCTCACGTATACTGCAATCATATAGATCAAGTTCGTGAACAACTGACAAGACAGACTCTAGCGATGCCAAGACTAGAACTAAACCCTTCTATTACAGACATTAACAAATTTACAATGGAAGATGTTAGTCTTATTAATTATGAAAGTCATCCTGCCATTAAAGCAGATATGGCAGTTTAAACCATTACTTCGATTCTATCGTCATCATCTTTAGAATCTTCTAGGGCTTTTCCTAATACAGCACAAGGATGATCGTTATCAGCAGCCGCTTCTGCATAACCTGGTTTAGAACTTGTTACAAGCAATTGCCCTTTTTTAACAGGTCCATTAACCTTACACAAAACTCTGCCCTTTAAGGCTACGAACGGATGTGTATTGTTTTCTCCTACATCTTCATTCATTCTAAATGCAGGATGTTTAGAAATAATACCAGCAACTGATGTATCTGCTCTTTTATTTGTTACTGTAATTTCTTTTTCTCCACCAATTACAACAACGGTTCCATATGTATAAAAATTGTCTGCTGCATATCTTTCTGCTAAATCTGCATAGAGAGAACTACTGGCAATAGTGCTTAGAACTCTTGTTACTGGATTGTATTGCAACCCAGTGTTAGCATATACAACAGCAGAACTTGTGCTTGTGCTTAGAAAAGGAACAAAATACGGCTTGTTAGCACTACCCTGGGACGATAATATTTCTTGATAGGCCATCGATGAAGCATATGTAGCAGTTGATGCAGTTAATGAATGTAATGCTTCTGCTGCTGTTCCCCAAAAATAACTGTCTGTCGCTAGACCTGTGACTTCTTTTCTAGTAGATCCTGTAACTGCATCTGCGCCTACTAGGGTTATACCTCTAACCAACCTAGTTGTTGTAGGATATATAGGGTATTCTCCTGGATCACTTACCGATTCAGACGCAGGAACACTATAGGTTTCCTGGCTAACTATGGCAATAACTTCATTGGCGCTACCAATTACTGCCTTAATATTATATATAGGCAAATCTAAAGAGTTAGCATTGTACTCAAAATCACCTCGCCACTGTGCTCGTGTATCAGATCCAATTGGGGGTCCTACGGTTATGTAGTCTGATCCATCAAAAACATTAATTTGTTTTTTAGATTTGTTATACCACAAGTCACCTTCACGGGGATTTTTTGTAGAACTTGGTATATTGCTTTCAGTAGCGATTTCTAAATTTGCAACGCCTTTCCAGTATTGACTGTCATAGGCATACAGTCGTTTTTCCGTAGTATTATACCACAATTGCCCTTCAATTGGCTTACTTGGTGCGGATGTGTTTGCAAAATTTTCCAGTAATTTTAAGAAATTTTCATTTTGAATCTCACCGTAACCAGCATAGTTCTTTCCTACAAATAATAAATCGGTTGTTTGATCTAGACTTGCATCCTGTACTGTGGATAAAATTGTTCCATTAGTTTTATTAAGTATGTACGGCATTATCTAAATCCTTAAACTATAATATTAGTCATTGTGAAATTACCTAAATTTACACCTACACTTGTGCCAGTGTAATTTTCTAAAGGAGCCCATCGTACAGAGGGGGTATCTATAATTGTAAAATGTCTTATACTAGTTGTAACTGTGCTAAATGTTACAATTGTACCAGTTACAATATGACTTATTGTTGCATTGGTTAATGTCATAGCGAACGGGGCAACTGCTGCAACTAAAGATTCTGGATATAAACTCCATGATCCATTAACCATTAGACCAGATTGTATAGATGTGGTTGTTGAAATAGCAACAGTTAGTGTGCCTGTGCTGTAAAAGTTTGTTACTGTAGTTAATGTAACAAATTTTTTAAAATCACAGACCACTTTACAACTTGAACCTACAGGGTATTCATTGGTTCCTGGGGGAAATACCTTAGTAATCGCACTTGCTATCGCTAGATTTCCATTATCGTATCTTGTTTTATTTGTGACAGTGTTAGCACCAACATTATCAACTAGACCAAATCTAGTAATATCGTAGTATGAAGATTCTTGTCTAGGTCTAATCAGTATATCACTGCCATTCTGCCTGATTGTTCCTCTTACATTTAAATCATGAAATATAGTTAACCCTTTCACAATATTCAAAGTGGTATTAACACTGTAAAACACTGTTCCAGAATTTGAATCTAAGGTAAAATTATCATCAGATATCATGCCTATGTATTCACCCCTTGAATACAGAATACTAGGATAATACTGATCTACAGGCACATTGTAATCATATATATTAAATGTTGCTGTATAAAATCCTATAAGGCCATCTTGCGGAGGCGTATGAGGTCCAATCAACCAAAATTGTGTTCCGTCATATGCATATGTTTGCTTAGTAGCGTCGTTAAACCAAAACTCTCCTGTGCCCACATCTGTCGGTTCACTAGAATCTACATAGGAGCCTAGAGAAGTATCCCAATTAGTACCATCGTAGACCTTTAATCTGCCTGCGGTAGTATCGAACCAAATTTGTCCAACTTGTGGACTTACAGGCTGTTGGTTATCTGCAAAATTTGTAAGTAATTTAACAAAGTTATTATTAAAATACTCGCCATAGTTATTAACATTTTTACCCAATAATGTCAAACTTGTTGTAGTATCATCTATTTCGCCAACATCTATGACAGTTAGAACTTCGTCACCATTTTTATAAATTATGTATGCCATGTTTTAAGTCTTTATCAGATAGTAAAAAGTTCCTGTGGTTAACGCAGTTGATACATTAGGAACATCAAATGAAGCACCTGCTCCACCATATGAATAACCAATAACATTAAACAGAGCAAGTTGTGCCGCAGTTGTTGTAGATTGTCCGTTACATAACAGCCAACTAGGTTGTCCGTCCTGTTTATAAATTGCTGGTACCGTAGAAGTAGTCCAAGGAACAATCATTCCAGTAGTAAATGAATATTCCCTTGAGTCAGTTAGGAAATGATTTTTACTAATATGCTCCATAGATTGAGACACTGTACCTGTGTTTACTACAAGTAAAGACAATGTAGCCGTTGTAGATGTTGTATATGTTGTACCAGTAATTAGTGCTGCATTTGTTGTAGCAGTTAACACTACACTAGCGGTACCATTAAAGAGCACATTAGTGCTTGTAATTACACCCTCAATTTTAAATGATCGTTGTGTGGTTAATTTTTGTGCAGACTCAACTTCACCATAGATATATACAGATGTACCAGTTTGTCCTATTCTACTAACATAAATTTGTTCAAAAGGAGTAGATGCAGTACCTATAACTGCTGTAGACGTGTTAGCAACAATATTTTTTGTTGTTAAAGTGTTAGTAACATTAATAGAATCTCCTACCAATAACGATTGAGTAGTTGACATAACACCAGTTACATTCAATCTTCCGAGAACTTCTACCGCAGTTTGTGTACTGGCTACAGAAACAGTAATTGTTCCTAAGAAAGAGGCTCCTCCGTTTACAGTTAATGTTCTCGAAGCACCTGTTAACAGTGATGCAGTAGTATTAATCCCTACTTTTCTATATTGACCATTAAAAGATATAAAACTTCTATCTTCTATACCTAATTTAAATGTCTGTGCTGTAGCAGTAAATGAAATAGAAGCCTGTGTTGGCTCTACAATAAATTTAATTTCTGGACTAGAGTTATTTCTTCTTACTGCAAAACCTTGAGGTGACTCTACAATAAAAGTTCCGGTATGTATTTGTCTAGATGTTGAACCTATCCTTGATCTTAAAACATCAGCAGCACTTACAGTGACTCCACGACTAATCTCTAATGCGCTGGCCCTTGAAGCCAGACCATTAAGTACAGCACCGGACTTGCTGGTTAAATTAAGCCCTACCTTGATTTCACCAAATCCATTTATAACAGATCTAGGTGTAAAAGCATAGTAAGAAATTATTTCTACTACTTGACCGTCCACCCAGTTCAAAATTACTGGATAAAAGTTTCCAGTACTGCTTTCTAATATAACATTTTCACTACCTGTCTTATTGGCAGACGCACTTGTTGTAGGACCAACAACTGTCCATTCAGTTCCATATCTAATTTTAAGTTGATTATTTTGAGTATCTACCCATATATCTCCTTCAGTAACAGACTGAATATACTGCGTTGAGGGATCAGTGGCCTGCTGATAAATGCCACTTGCTGCTGGCCATCTATCACTGCTTTGATTACCGTTATTGACTCTTAAAATATTTCTATCTGGATCGCTTGTATCGTACCAAAGTTGCCCTTCAATACTATGTTGAGGGGGATTTGGCCCTGCAAAACTTTCAAGTAACTTGACAAAATTTTGTTGTAAACTCTGACCGTAAAGTATATACCCTGGCCCTACAAGGTCTAGACTGGTATCGTAGTTGTTGATCCCAGAGCCGTTATTTCCTGTACCAATGACCTGAATAGGATTTTTAGTAGGATCAGAAAATGTTAAAGTATATATAAACTGAGTTGGCATAATTATATTCCGTTACTTAAACTCTGTATCCTTATCGTATAATCAACTTGAATTAATCTGTTTAAAGATTTTTGCACTGGATGAAAAATAACATGAGTTAATAATAAACCTAAATTTGGGCCACCGGGGTAATAAGAACGTAGGCCCAATTCATCAAAAACGAAATCACCTTCTGTGGTAGTAGCATTATCAAACGCTTCTTGTCCTGCAGGCTCGCCAAAATCTAATAAACAACTTACTAGAACATCGCTGTATGCTACACCCGAAATATGTCTCGCTTCCATAAAGTTTCTAGCAGGATCTGTTGAATAAGGACTTCTAGCATCAACCGTTTTATAGTAAGTTTGATTGTAAAGGGCCGAACCTGTTCCAATAGTATTTGGTGTAAGATAAGTAATTATACCTGTTGCATCAACCAGCGTACCTCCGTTTCCAAAACACATTTCAGCAATAGTTCCTTCACCCTGGTTGGCGATACTTTTTGCCAAGGCAATGCTAAAATTTTCGTAATGAATAGCATTTCTTTTATCTACAAAAACTTCTTTGCTAACAGGATCAAATATTTTAATATGACCTTGTATAGAAATAGGACTAGTTTCATTTGGCTTTGAAACAGGTTTTTGTTCTTTATTGTCAGGTTTTGAAGGTATAGTTTGATTCATAATGATATTTATTCAATATTTTAAAGTAAATTTTATCTACCATATCTAAAAATTTTGCTTCTTGGGTAGACTTGACCTGTGCTAGGCCTATTTCCATAGTTTTGTACTGGTCCAACTTGTCCATTATCTGGACGTTTTTTTAGAAAGAACAAATATCTATTTGAACTTCCCTGTAATGATGTATAGTCAGTAGGTCCTCCACCTGTATCTGTTATTTGACCTACTTTAGAATTGTCTTGAATATACTTTAATGCATCAGCCTGTTTTAGAGTTGGCCAGGTTTCAGCCAAACAGGCTATCACTCCGCATACTTGAGGACTGCTCATAGAAGTACCAGATTTTTTAGTTTGGTAATAAGAAGCACTTCTAGGATCATTTACATAGGTAACAATAGTAGAATTCACACTACTCATAATTAATCTACCAGGAGCATATACGTCTACTCTAGGACCACAGTTACTAAAATTAACTTTTGAATCGTTTACTAAACTGTTTATTGCGCCTACACAAATTACATTACTTGCAGCAGTAATCGTTCCTCGGAGATAATAATAAGTAGAACCTGAAACAAAATAATTATTATAATCATCACTTGTACTTACATTATAATTTGCAATCTTAGTAAAAGTATTTCCCGCAGCTCCTACCACTATAACACCTGCATTGATCAAATCTTGCAAATCCGCTTCAAAGGCTGAATTTCTTGTAGGAGCATAAGCATACGTACCATCATTGAAAATGCCATAACTAGATAGTTGTGCGCTGCTAAATGGACCTGTATATACGGTGCCTTGATATCTAACATTGGTTATAGAAGATATAGTTACAGCAGATTCAATCCCGTAACTGTGATTTGTTATGGTAGGATTTTTAACTCCTGTTACAGGATTTATCTGTTTATTTTGATGCCATACTTTAATATACTGTAAAAAATATGAGGTGTAGGTAGGTGCAGAACCATATGGGTTAATATTAAAAATATTAGAATCTCTGGCCCAACCTTGCAAATTTCCTACAGCAGTTCCAGCAACGTGGCATCCATGATCGTTATCAGTCGTTCTATCAGAATACCCATCACCGTCATAGTCAGGATAGGTAGCATCTACGTAAGGAGTATACACATAGGTTCCAACGGCGCCACCAGTTACCTGAGGATTGTATGTGTACCAATTGAACTGATTTACTCTTGATCCTCCTGTACCGTCCGGATTAACAGCAAATTCTGGGTGAGCAGGATTTATACTACCATCTACAATTACTACATCAACATGTTTTCCGCTGGCTGTTACATTAACAGTGCCAGATACACTTGTTACACCGTTGCTGCCCCAACCTGCTCTAGTTTGCCCTTCAACGCTTCTAAGGATAGCCCAGTTTCTATGTGTATTATTAAGGGTATTACTTTTATTCCATGCTGTACTAGTTTGTGTCCATAACGGTCTAAATACCAATCCCTGTTCTTTGGCACTAAGTTCAACGGATTGTACTCTATTATCTCTTCTAATTCTTTCTGCTTCTGAGTCTGTCAGTAGATATGTAGTATTACGACTTATAGGTTGACGTTCGTGAACAGGAATAGCCCGTCTAGGTATGTAAATTGGCCCTCCTTCATTTTCCATGTCCTCATAAAATCTATCTAAGTCATCGTGGCTATGAAGGGTAATTACATATTCTCTTTGTGACATTTAGGCTTCCAGTTGAAGTAATACTAAAGAAACACTTACTGTGCTCGCACCTGAATGTTTATTCGTTACTTGAAGATAGACTGTGCTAGTAGTAGGTGCATCGTTATTAAATCCTACAACACCAGGAGTGATTAATTGCGTTAAAGATCCTGCTGTAGTTATTACCTCTGCAAGTATACCTGCTCCAGGGAGTGGATCATTACCCTCTGCTCTAGTTAGATCATTAGATCTACTAGTACTATCTGAATAAATTCTTACCCAAGCAGGGACAGATGTGCTGACTTTTGATAATACATATGATCTATATCCTACAACATGTGTGGTAGCACTAAACCCTACTGCTAGCGAATTAGTTACAGTCGTGGAGGTGGTCCTTAAGCCTAGGCTTGTTCCACCTCCACCGCTGACAATTGTTGTCCAAGTTGAATCATAATTAGTATTACTTGCTTTGACTAGAGCCTGTCCGGTCGTGCCACCTTCTCTTATACCCGGACCTGTTGGCCCAGACGGTCCTTGAGGTCCAATAGCGCCTGTAGGGCCAATAGCGCCTGTAGGCCCTGTAATCCCTCCAGGCCCAGTTGGCCCAGTCGGCCCAGTTGGTCCAGTGGGGCCGCTTGGTCCTCCGCTTGGTCCAGTAGGTCCTTCTGGTCCTGTAGGTCCAGTTACACCAGGATCTCCTTGAAAGCCTCTAGGTCCTTGTGGTCCTTGTGGTCCCTTAGGTCCCTGCGGTCCGCTTGGTCCTCCGCTTGGTCCCGTTGGGCCTACAGGTCCCTGCGGTCCCTGCGGTCCCTCTGGATCTCCTTTATCACCCGTTGGCTGAAAAATAAATGCTAAGTCTTGATTTAAACTTGGAAGAGCCCCACTAAGATACGTTACAGGAACCTCTAAATGATTACTCTGATTAGTGACTGTTCCTATTACTTTAAAAATGTTTGTCGTAACTGTACTAGTACTTTGAGTATTGTTTATATATAATATACCCTTGCTAGAATCTGATGTACTATCGTCCCAACTTAATACCCAATTTGTCTGATTATGCCCTAGAGCGTCAATTTTTGAAATTACTAAAATTGTTGCAGAGGTAATATTACCAGAATTATATCTTACATTACCATTACCCGGATTTGATAAAGTAGTTAACACACTAAAATTATAGTAAACACCAGACCTCGGTCCACTTGGGCCTGTGATTCCTGTAGGACCGGTCGGGCCTTGTGGTCCAGAAGGTCCTTGCGGGCCTCCTGGTGGTCCTGTTATACCTGCTGGTCCGGTTGGTCCTGTTACGCCTACACCAGTTGGTCCTGTTATACCTGCTGGTCCGGTTGGGCCAGTTGGTCCACTAGGTCCTCCACTTGGACCTGTTGGTCCTAATGCGCCAGTTGGTCCTGTGACTCCTGCTGGTCCACTGGGACCGGTTGGTCCGCTTACACCTGTAGGACCCACCGTCCCTACATAGCCTAATCCTGCAACAGCACTAAGAATTTGGTTCTTAATCGTATTGTATGTTACTCTCCGTGTCAACTGATTATCCACAACTATAAAAGTTGTAGATGTAGTTGCTGTAGATAAAATATTCAGTTGTGCAACGTTAGGCATACCTTATAATCCTTGTAATAAATCACCATCATCTTCTGTCAATGGGGCGTTAGTTTCATCTGTAAGTTCTAAATTGCCTCCATAGTAGTAAGAACTTGGTAACTGTGCAGGACCTTTACGTAAGAATTTGGCCTGTGTGCTTGTGCTTACTAGTATAGAAGCAGTTGAAATATCCCATACTCTGCCTTTACGTTGAATAACAGTAATTTGAGTTCCTGGAACAATTTCTTCGCTAATATTTAACAATAATGTCTGGCTTGTGTCAACTTCAATGGTATATTCAGGCGGTAAAACATCGTAACTACTAGTTGTTTCATTATTGTAATATACGCTAGAGGTTGTATCATATGCTCGTTCATTATAGTGTAACTTAAGTTCTGTTTTTCTTAATTTTCTACCACCATAATATACATCTACTTGATCTACATATGCAGGTACATACCCATGGGTACTTGTGGTTAATAGACTAATACCACTTCCTGCATGTGTTGTAGTGTTTATACTAAATGAACTAGTATTGGTAACTGTGCTGATATTATACAACGTTAAGTATGTAGTTGGAATATTTTGAATGTTTACTGTCTCTTCTGTATAAACATTCTGCTTAACACTTTGATCAAATACCAACGTGCCTTCTGCAGAATACCACGGAGTTCCAGTTCCAAAGGTTCCTCTCCTTAGTTGTGTTAGTTCATTACCGTTCTTAACAAAGTATTCAATTCTTTCACCGTCTATAAAGACTACACCCGGAATATTTTTGCTAGGATTGGGACTAAACAGCATACTTCCATCTTCAACATGAATACTGTCATCATAATAGTTTAATGGATGTGCAAGTTTTGTACTAAAGAAATTTGAAACTCTCCTGAATGACTGTCTATCAAAAATATCCTTGAATAACCTATAGGCAATAACAGTGTTATCATAATTTGCTGGATTAACTGAAACAATCACTACCTTTGAACCAGTAGTCATCGGAACATCATTACCTATGACAATTGTTTGTAGATCTGGCTTTACATAAAAATCGTAGCCTGCAATCAATGCCTTATCATTTGCTGTAACCCAAATATAATTTTCATTTATAACAGGCATATCTAATGTATACTCATTATTGTGCGTACGATCAAATCTTTCTGTTCTTAGTCCCATTCCGTCATGATCTGTGAAACTTGTTACCTTAATAGCACCACTAGTAACAGCATTTTTCAAATATAAAATTCTATTAATGATAACATAATCATAATCTGTTAGATCCATAATTGCAATGACATCATTAAAAGCAACTACATTTTGTATTATTGTAATAGTCTCTGTGGCAGCATTTACAACAAAATCGAATCCAGGACGAATCTCGTATCCATTAACATACACCTTGACATTTTGGTTGTTATATGCAGCACCAGACTTGTTATTATTAATATCAAAGGTTAATTGATTACCTGTAATTTTATAATAACTGGTATCAGGAGGTAACAATCTTGTTCTAGGTGAATAAGGATTTCCTGTAAGTTTTTCAACTATGACCTGTGTACTGATAGGTTCTAAGTTGAAAGGAACAGGATCTAATGGTATGCTTACAGTTGATGTAGAAATATTGTAATAAGTTTCTTTAATTCTATTAAAGGTATCAATACGATTTCTAAAGAACCAAGCAGTAACTTCGTTCCTTCCGGCAGCAATTTCGTTTACAGTAATCTTAGCTCGTTTGTTTACATTGCCGACTGGTTCTAAAACATAGCCAAGTCCAGTTCCTACAGAATAAGGACCTATTTGCTGATTTCCATTTAATTGTACAAAAACACTTCCCACCCCGTTAAAGGGCATATCACTTATCAATGTAGCGGTTTGTGTAGAAGTTGAATTCACATAGACATATTGGCTATCTAATCCAGTATCTGAACTTGCCGTTACATATGAATATCCAATTCTACCGCCAACTGTCTGTGCTCCAATGGTAATTCTATTACCTTCTAGAAAATAAACCTGATTGTCTAAATCAAAAGGTAATGGATAGTTGTCTACTCTGGAAAGTGGTTTACCGTTAAAAGTTACAATTAGTCCTGCCGGTATTTCATCAGTCACCAATTGAAGAGTAGCAGTTGTTTCCTGACCTGCGATGTTATAGATTACTCCATTAAACATTATAGGACTAATTCTTTCTGGCCTTGTATACACAGTGATAGACAAACTATCTTTAGTGTCGCCGGGAACAAATTCTTCAGGTGCATAACTTCTAAATGGATTGATTAAACCGTCTGGATTAAAAGACGCATTAATTTGAGTGCTCTCAGCAGATACTTTAATATTTGCTTCAACTGATTCTAAAGTGTTATTGCCATCTACAATAGTTTGCACCCAGTAATCTAAACCTACCTGATCTGCGTGTCTATACAAGTATCTTAGATAATATCTGTCAATAGCGTCGGCATAGTTTGATGCAGTAGAACCAGGAACATTTGTGGTTAGTTTATAACCATAATATTGTCCAACTGGCTTAATCCAGCCCCCTCCTTGAACAATATTATCTGTAGCAGTTGTGCCCAATGCAGATGTTTTTATACCATTGGTATACTGTCCACCGTCTAAGTTTACAGTCAATTGGTCTGGACTTAAATTATATTTCCAAAAATCTATATCTGTGTTTCCAAGAATAGTTACCGTTGCTGTTGTACGAACACTAGGATTCAGACCTGAAATATTAACTATTGCTCGTTGAACTGTTCCTGAACTAGATGCAATATACCAAGATGGAGATCCTGAACTAAACGAAACTGTGGCTGTGGCTATCTGTGAATAAAGAGCATATGTGAAAATTTGTAAAGTCGACGTACCTGTTGAACTCTGTACTACCTTGTCAAGCACAGATGTTATGCTTGAAATAGTTGATAAAATGCTGAGAACACGGGCTGTTGCAGGTGTGCTTAACTGTGTAGTTGTTGAACTCAGTACCTGTGTTGCTGTAGTATAGAACTTATTATTTGTTGTAGTTGAAACAACATATTGTCCATTATACCCTCCTGTTATAATTCCATTTATTAACACAACATCGCCTACTTTAATATCACCTCTAAATTGTTTCTTAGTTGTAAATTCAATTAAAGATCCTATTGAGGTATCAGTAGATAACACGGTTTTTAAATCGTATACAGGACTACTAATTGTAATTACGTTAGTAGAAGAATCAATTTCAGTAACAATAGTCTCAGGTCTAATCTTAATTGTACTGGTATTTCCGATAATAATACTTTGACCAGTTGTTATACCTGTAGTGGTATTAACAGTAATTGTAGTTGCAGTTGTATCAATGTCCTGCAATAATTTAACAGTTACCAATTCACTTACAATATCATCCCAAGGTGCAGAGTCATATGTAGTAGTTCCCCAAGGAGCAGTTTGATCAAACATCATACCTTCATAAGTTGTTAATGGATAATCTAAACCTGATACTAGATCTGTTAGATTATCTGCTAACATTCCCGGAGTAGGACTATAATATTGTTCAATCCTGTCTACTGCATTGAACAATTTAATATTTTTCTTGTAAATAACTTTAAATGTTTGACCTGCTAATGGCACAGATTTAAGAAGTGTTAATCTTGTAAATTCCTTAGTATATAGACCTTCATAATCTTCTTTATAGTATTCTAGTTTATAATCTGTTGCAAATACAAGTTTACCATCTATAGTTGGCGTAATTGTAGATTTATCGGGATTTGCCAACCATGTTAATACAAAACTATTTTGTTCACCTGTGCAATCAAACTTATCTGTAACATAGGTATCGGTGATTTCTACTCCCTTGCTTATACGATCAAATCGTAAACCTATCTTATTCTTACGAATTGTATCGTTGTCCATAACGACAGATAGAGCAGCGGGAATTACTCCTGCGCCGCCACCCGTTAATTGTGCCACAGGTGCGAATACATATCCAGATCCAGGATTAGTTACAATAACCTTGTAAACTTTTCCTGCCCTTATAAATGCTTCTGCGGTTGCCCCTGTACCATAATCACCGTTTACAGTTATTAATTCAACAACAGGTCTTTGAGTATAATTTTGTCCACCATCCGCTACAAGTATTTCCTTAACATAGTAAGTATAATTGTCTGTCCAATATTTCCAAGGATAAACATTTGTTAATGTGTTTGTCAATGTAAACACTGTGGCAGAAGTAGTACTTAATATAGTAATAGGTTTGTATTCGTTCAGTGTTTGATCATACACAGTAGGCAAGTCAAAATCAGTTATGTTTCCGTCATAAAATTCTATTGTGTTGTACTTAGAATTATAATTTCTAATTTTGGTATGATAAGGCTTAATTTCTTTTATATAATCTTCAAAATATTGTTCATTATCTAACTTGTAAACTGGTCGCTGGTCTAATACTCCAAGATCAGTAACTACATTTACAAAAGAAGTTTTGAATGCCCAATCTAACAATTTTTGTTCTGTGAGAGCGTATCTCACAGCCACAAAAAATAACAAATTCCAATTAACTTTAAGATCGCCAACAAAAAGATCATTTTTTAAGGCTGTTAAAATGTTACGTAATTCAATAGTATTTGATTGATCATATAAATTGTCTGCAAGTCCTGCTTCATCATAATTGTCAGCGGCCTCTGCATCGTTCCATACTTTATCTAATATTTTAATAGTACCATCTTGTACATAAACTGAATTGAAATACTTTGTGAAGTTTCCGTTGTCGCTTACCTTTTCAACAATTACGTATTTTCCGTTACCATTGTTATTAATTTTTATATAAGTTCCGTCAGTGGTATCGTTATATAAGGCAATGTCACTAGGAATACCTACAACATAGGAAAATATCTTATATTGATTGTAGTTACTAGCAGACCAATCTATATAATCCCAATAATCTTCTGTTCTAAATTTTTGTGTAGAAACCTTAAACCAGGTTTCGGATGCATTGTTATATTCGTGAACAGTCCACCTGCCTCCGTCATCTGGGTTGCTGGTTAAAATTGCAGTAAATGGTCTCACTTCTAATAACGGAGCCGTAGCATATTCAGTTCCTGCGTTTGTGATATCCACACGAATTATCTTACCAGACTCGTCTAAAACAGAAACTAGTTCTGCACTTGTATTAGTATCTTTAATGGTTACTACTGGTGCAAATATATATCCCTTACCGCTATCAATAACATTTACATTATCTATCTTTCCATTATTGACTGTACATGAAATAACTGCCTGTCTAATATTGGATGTATCTATACTGTCTAACTCTAGAATAGAATCTATGAGAATGTCATATCTCCCTTCAGACTCTGAAGGAATTTCATCTTTAAGAAGAAGTGTATCTAGTTCATACTTGCCTACTATCTGTTCTTTGCTTAATACATCATTTGAGAATACAACTATATTTCTAAGGGCTTCTACTCTGTCCTTAAATAATGTCTGCTGCGGTCTGATTCCTAAACCGTATCTATTTCTAAAAGATAAAATAGGATCAGGAACAGGATTACCAGAAGTATCTTCTCCTAGTAAACTATCAAATAATTTCTTTTCTAATAAGGCATTAGGTACGCTATTTTGATTGCCTTCATTTAACAATAACCACTCTGTGTGCCTTGGAATAGGATTGTCATAGGTAAAGGACATGTTGGCACTTATTCTATTATCAACCAATAAAGGCTGTACATTTGTAAATGCCACAGAACTAGAACTTAATACTTGAACAAATTTAACACCATTGGCCTGCGGATCTGCGATTAGATTAGCGACTTGATAAGAACTTAATCTTCTATTCTTAACATCTGGTAATAAAAGTTTATTCTTTACCCAGAAATAATAAACATTTTCAAAACTACCTGTAACAGCATTGAATATCTGCTTAACGCTTACTACATCGTTAGCAGGATACTTTGGTTGACCACTTATACCGTTTGAGGTACCCTGATTAGTATCTGCCTGTGCAGCCCAGGCACTTGGTAAGAGATCTGAACGCACCCATTCGTAGATATCTATAGTAGCACCAGGAAATAATTTGCCCCAATTATTCTTCCTAAAGATATCATCGCCTTGTTCATACCAAATGTACTTTAAGGTGCTGAGATCCCACCATAGTTCACCAACATGATCATCTAGCCAATTATTTTTATCATCAACAATATTACCTGGTCTACCTATAGAGTAGATGGCAGGATCTGAAGGTGACTTATACTTGATTTCTTGCTCCGCCAATCCAGAAATTTTGCCCTTTAAAGGATCTATAAGTTCAAGATATTCAGATACTTCCTCTTTGTAAGAATCAATAAGTGCTATTCTTTCAATACTCGAAATGTCTACTAAATCAGGCTGTTGATGCTTAACTGTCAATATTTCAGGCATATCAAAAACAAATGCCATGCTATTATCTGTTCCTGTAGACAATTTATTAAATGGTGCACCAACATAAGAATATTTGTTTGTTGAAACTACATCAAATCCATATTTGCTACCTTCTTGTATGGCAGTATCAACTATTTCATTTCCAGGAACAAAATAAGTTCCTAGTCTTTGATAAGCATAAACTGTTCCAGAATCTGGAATTAGATCCTTGAACTTGGTAGTTCCGCCATCGAATGTAGTGATACCAGATTTTGAATTTTCATCAAATTTAATTTCAATTGATCTATTTGTGCCTAAACCGCTAATTAATAATTTTGTTTCTGCTTTGTTTAATGATAGGCTATGCCCAAATCTTAAATCACTTCCGGCTATAGGGTTGTCTATGGTCTGTAGCAACGAGTAACGTCTATTCGTTCCTAATTGATAGACCTTAACACTTCCATAACTTGTATCAAGATTTCTATAATCCGGAGCACTAACTACAAGATATTTTCCTGTATAAGAAATAATTTGATCTTTACCAAAATTACCACTTGTACCGTAAGGACTAAAAATAGTTTGGTTGTGATATATTCCGTTATTGATAAATCTAAATATCTGTACCAAACCTGATGAATTTTCGTCTTTGTAACCGGGAGCACTGACTGATATATAAGTTCCTGTACTATTACCGCTTACCTTGTAACCCCATTGATCTCCAACCTTTAGTGCTACGCTAGATGTTGATAAAACATTTAGGCCTGACGCAAAAGCACCAATTTGTAATCCATTATTTTTTCTAATTCTGTAGGCAAATACATTGCCTGTTGTACCTGTACTAATATTTGTGCTTGTTGAAGAAATCACACTTGCAGTAGACCCTGTACTCATAGCAAAGGTAACTGATGTTGGATATACATAAAGTTGGTTACCAACACCCTCTGTGCCCGGAGCACTTACAATCAATAAGGTCGATGCACTAGTCGTTGCTTCATTAATATATATTGAATGGCCAAATCTTACTTTGTTAGATGAGGTTGAGTATTGTCCTAAAGGATTTGTTAGTACAGCTTCAACTACTTCTGCATCATTATAAGGCCCTATGCTACTGATCTTTACCAATCCTTCATCATCAAAAATTCTTGTAGCACTAGTAAAAGTTCCGGCGGTAGAATATACAGTGCTAGTAGTAACACCTACTGTCATATTCCATGTGACTTCTTCCGGGCTAGCAATAAAGGCATTAGACCCTACCGCCTCTCCAGAGGATGAGGTAACTGTAGCAGAATTGCTAACAAGTATGTCTATAGAAAAAGTTACATTAGTAGGTCTAAATTCTAAACTAGATAGTCCTTTGACATTACTTGCTCTAGGTGCTCCTATAATTAGATAATTTTTACCAACATCATAGGCCATTGCATAACCAAATTCTGTAGGCTTAGCAGGATTGCAGTATTGAATATCGTAGGTGTTTAATGTATACTCAAACAGTTTAGTGATACTTTGATCTATCCTGTCATAGACCTTGACCCTTCCATAACTCTGAGTAGCGGTTGTATTAAAATTAGGAACCGCTACTAGGAATTTGTCAGTGTTGTCTGCTGCCCATATTGTGTATCCTAACTCCTGTGCAGAAGGACTGTCAACAGACCTTATGTACTCAACAGGAAATTGATTGCTTTTTTCATAGACTTGCCATCTATTGTCTATCCCGCTATCAACCCATATAAGTTCACCTTCATCGAGATCGAATAACTGTTTTTTATTTCGTAGATCACTAAGTCTTGTAAATCTAGCAGATTCAAAAACAAATAAATTTCCATAGGCAAGCTGCTCTTGATTTTGAATACTGGTTAAACTTGACTGAACTGTAAACTGACTTAATTGAGGGACAGATTCAACAATATAAACTCCATTTACCTGTTCATTGAAATTTACAATAGAAACAATATCACCCACTGATAGATTGTGATGTAAATTAGTACTAAATGTAATATTAGCACCAGGAGCACTTACATATACACCTGTTACTTTGGCTTTATTTTTAGAATATCTATAAACAGACCAATCTCCATTTTCTAAAAATCCTGTCCATATAGTCGATCTATTTTGTATCTGATTGTTCTTTGCTATATCTAGCAGACTATTTTTATTATATGCTGTAGCAGTAACATCATCTAATCTTACATAACCTGCTGTTGAAAGAATTATTCCTGTTTCATTATAGGTTCCGCCGGGACTATTTGGAGAATCTAAAAATGTCCCTCCAGGTACAATTGTAGACTCTGGAGTGATCACTGGAAATACATTACTTGATGAATAGTCTTGTGGAGTCAATAGTAAATCATTAGGTGTTACATAGTTTTCCAATGGACCGACATCTGTAGGAACCTGATCAGCAAACTTAACAAGATATGGATTTTCTAAAGTAGTACCTTCTGGGAGAGTAAATTCTATTTCATCATAGTTACTGAATCCACCGTAATATCCTGTTCTAAATGCCCATTCTTCTGTAAATGTAACTTCGCCCTTATTAAGATATCTACTGGCCTTTGATAATTTGTCAATGGCATTTTTTGTGCCTTTGTCTTTAATGAATCCTTGATAGAATTTATATTGACTGATAGGGTTTGTGAAAATATTATTGAAGTATGTTCTTGGGGTATAACCGATAAGATGCTGTGCCAATTTTTGTTGTCCAGCGTCAAAGTTATCAATATCTAAACTGTAAAAGTCTTCAAACTGATTTATTTTATAATCAAAGTTAGGCAATAGATCAGGTACAGGTTTTTCGTTAAGTAAAGACCATTTCTTGAAATCAAAATTAGTGCTAGGCTCAATTCTTTTGTTTGCCTGATAATACGAACCATTATATCTTACAATGTCCCCTATGGTATAATTCTTTAGCGAACTCCAATCAGTTATAATTAGATTATCATAAACGAATCCAGGACTGTAAAAATCTCCGTTCCAGTTTTTAGTTCTAAATCCTGAAAGTTTGACCCTTCGTTGTTTATATCCTGTTTCAATATCATATATAGTATCATTAAAAACAGTAGTATTATTAAAAACTATAGCATGTTCTTTTTGTATAAGAACTAACTTAACAAAAAATATTCCTTCTTCGGTATTTTTTGTTTGTATTCTACAGGCACTGTCTTCTCTTATTAAACTAAAATTTTCAATAGGGAATGACTTGCCGTCGGCTTTTAATAAGTTGTATGCGAACCGTCCTGTCTTAACATCATCAACTATGCTGTTATCGTAAAAATACTTGAACGCATTTGCAAAGGGACTCAGTGTAATGATATTTCCGTCAGCCCAGTTTTGTGTACACCAAAATAAAAATTCTTTAGCACTGTATTTCCAGTCTATATTTTGTTCTAAGTCTGTAGAATAATCATCAAAAATAAAACCTTCTTGCTCTAAAAATTTTCCGTAGCCGGTAATAATATCATAAACCTCTTGTATTGTAGGAATTTCAGAACCATAAAAGTATCTAGTTGTTGTAGGGCTAAACTTTCTAGAAGTTTGAACAGTGACACCGCCTTTTAATGGCAAAGTAGTCAATGAATACCATAAAGATGAATCAAAAGTACTTCCCGGATTATGACCAACTTTAGATCTATAAAATCTATTATTGTATCTAACTATTTGACCTTCTCTATAAAATCTAGTTGTAGGCGATGCATTTGCTGTAGATGTTTCAGATGCGGTTAATTTTAAATTTTTATTTTGAGTAATACCAGACCATTCTGTAAAATCTTCACTTATTCCACCAACTGTTAGCGCAGGAGAAGTCGCTTCTTTAAAAGGTAACAGTACATCAAAATAAGGCTTTTCTAAATCATAACCCTTTAAAACAAATTTGCCATTTTGTTTCTGAATTATCATACCTGATGCAGAAGCAATTTTTACAGGATTACTTACATTGAGAAATACATTGTAATCTTCATAAGGTACAACTAGTCCCGGACTTGTTGAAACTGGATCAACTGAATCAATATTAATCTGTAGTTTTTCTTTACTGGTAAATCCACCCAGTTTGTAAAATAGGTTGTAATCTAGATTATCTAAATCTTGTCGCAAACTTTGTAGATAATTTTGATTTTTTAATTTTCCTGCTTCTATAACCATTATACTATAACCAGAACTTTGATTATTATTTTCTCCGTCTAAAATAATTTTACGTGGATCTAAATATAAATCATCTTCTGTGTAAGTTACTTGATTTTTTATGTTTAAAGCAATCCTACTCGTATCAAATAATGCACTTAGATAATCTGCAGGATTTAATAATAGACTTATAATATTGACAGCGTATGGCCAGTAACTACTATTCTTCCATGCTGTTTCAGAAGGTGCGCCGTCTCCGTAGATCCATCCTAATATTTTAACATTGTCTGCATTGTTTGAAACTACTGCTAGAGGTCCTACTAAATTTCCAGAACTATCAACAGGATTAATTGAAGCAAAATTAGGTCTTGCGTATCTTATATTGTATTCATCAGATTCGGTTGGATCAGAAACTTTGCCTTGAACTATAGCGTCAATTAAATCTGCTCTTTTAACATTATCTACCCACTCATAATGAGTATCCCACCAGTTAGGTTTTATTGCAAATCCCAACATCTCCCAAGGATGACTATGTGGTCTATCAGTATCAAAGAAATAATTGTAAATTCCTCTCCAATAGGACGGAACTTCCTCAGCAAATATCTTGTCAACAGACTGAGTATAATTATAGGTAAATTCATTACCGTAATCAAATGCTGTATTAGTTTTTATATCTACATTGTTGATACCAGCCCAAAAACTAAAATCTACATTAACAATATCTTGTGAAGGTCTAAATAAACTTCTATTCCTAAATGCTCCAGGAATACCTGCTCTAACATCATAAATGTTAGGTTGGTACTGAACTTTAATATTATTGTAGATTCTTTTCTCAAATTCTAAAATAATATCGTCTCTGTAGTCACCATAGGCAACTAACAAACTTCCATCGTGTCCTCTTATTAAATCTACATTTTGATCTATGTAAGTGTCGTCTGTAAATATTTCTGGCTCGTACTTAGGATACAGTCCTAATTTTGTAGGAGTCGGCGGAACAAAACACCCTAAGGTGTTTGAATATACAAGTATTTCAATTTCATCATTTACAGATAAAGACAAATTAAAAGAAACTTCATCGATATTAATAAAATAATCTGTATCATAAATTAATTGATCACCATTTAAGTAAACTAATACTGATTTAAAAGATAACGCTGATAAACTAAAATCTATACCAATTGGATAATCCGTAACAGCAGGATTAGTTACAGTATAATTTTTAACAGTCTTATTATCTCCATAACCTAGCATATCTGATCTATAATATGCAGAATTAAAATCTTTAGTTAAATTAATTTCTTTTAAAATTTGATCAACAGCCTCAGCATGTGTTATGTCAGCACTAACAAAAAGTAGTTTTCTTAAAAAGTTGTCTTTAAATTGTAGATAACTATTTCCCACTTTTCTTAATGCATCAACTACATTATGTTCTGATTTTCCTAAGAAAATAGATGCAAACGACAATGGGTTACTGTTAACAATAATACGTGTACCATATTTTGTATAACCTACAACATCTCTCAAATTAGTGCCATCATAGTTAACATCGGTAATGTCATCTAACATGGTAGTAAGATGATCTCTTAATTCGGATAATGTAAAATCTTTTACAGGGCCATTAAGAGGATTATTAACCATACTTAAAGGAATTTCATAATATCCGTTTAAATTAGGCTCTTGGTCTGTAAAGATCTTAATTGCCACTGTATCATTTGCATCTAACTGATTATCTAAAGTTACAGATGACGCGGTAGAAGAGGCAGTAAACGCACTTCTTAATAGTTGATCATTTTTATAAACTGCTATTGACGTAATAGATGCTGCCTCTATTGGAACATCTAAAGACTTTATATAAAGAGTACTGGTTGTTTCAGATACAGTTTGTATTTCAACTATTGGCAAATGATATTCAGTTTCTTGTTGCCATACATTGAATAATTCACTTGTTTCATAATTTTTTAAATAAGTGTTAGCAACAAGTTTAGTAGAACTCTGATTATTTTCTTTAATGTTGAAAGAATCTGTCATAAAATAATTTTTAAATAGAAAACTTCCTATGCCCGAACTATTTTGATATTTTAAAGGAAATCCTAGCACAGTATCACTGGCACCTATACCCACGTCATAGCCAAATAATCTTGTGCCTAAAAAATTAGACTGATATGTTGCAGTATTTGAATAACTTACGCCATCATTATCAAATACATCAAAAAGTGGAAACTGATTTATTGTTGTGTGCTGTTGTGCTAGTTTCCACGAATCAGATTCTGTATCAAAATACCAACTTGTACCTCCATAGGTATTTCCAAAATTAATTGACACACCTACACTGCTAGTTGTTAAAGATGTAACTGTAGTTAAAATTATTGTAGATGTTGTTCCTGTCGTATAAGAAACTTGAAAAATTTTATTTTTATTATCAGGATCAGTATTAAAAATTAATCTATTTCCTGCTTGTATCAATGTTCCGTCAATATAATATCCATAAGAACCATTTACAGTTGCAAACGCATCAGCAGTATTATTATCAATTAAATCTACATTTTCTAAACCTACTGTACCGTGATTGTACAATTTAAGATTGGGTCTGAATTCTACAATAGGTCTTTTTGCACGTTGGTTAAAATCAAACAATACTGGTGTTTGATTAATTCCTGCTGTTTTTTCAATAATGTCTTTATGAAACCACCTATTATATCTGGTCCATGAATTATAATCTTTGCTGGCTCTATTAATAGTAATGTATTCAGGTACCAATGGTAAACGTTTTCCACCGTCAAAAGGATATTCATCTAATCCATCTGAATCAAATGTCTCGTTGTATACATCTGCTAAGCCTTCATTATTTTCTAAATATCTTATGTCAATTAACCTTATACTGTCACCAACTCCCTCAACATAATAAGTATTTTCTCTATAGGTGCTAGGAGTTACCTGAGTACCAAATACTAATTTCATACCATTTGATAAAGTGTAATTTATTAAATTTCCTTCACCATCAGTATACTGATATGGTAAGGAGTAGGTTGGATTTCCTACGATTTCAGCATCAACATCTATGCCTAATTCATCAATTACAATAGAATCTGGTCCTTGGGGCAACCAATAATAATCAAAATAATTTACAAGTTTATCCCAATCTATATAAGGATCGTAAGAATAAAACTTAGACCTCATCAATTTATCTAAATTATCTGTATTAGATTGATAAGATTTTAATTCATTTAATAAATCATCAAAGGCAATAATATCTGTTATTTCACCAGAAATATTTTTAAGTGTTAGTGCAGGTTCTAAAGAATAATTCTTTTTTGAGCCTTGAGATTCATCAATATAAACATCAATGGTAGGATCGTAATTTGGCGTTAACTTTGATCCTACGAATCCGTCTATTCTTTCTACTTCAGGAGTTTGAATAAGATGATCTAATGTACTGGCTAAAAATTTTTTATTTTTTTCAGTCTTTAGATATTCGGGTAAAAAATTAACTGATTTCTTTTTAGCCACAATTAATTCCCAGTAGAAGTGACTATTGATGAAGTTCTTAATTGTGATGCAGTAATAGCATCAATAACTTCAATATCATTTACACTAGCACCGCTTATCAATATCTCATTTGATAAACAAGATATTTCATATAAACTTCCAAAACTACTGTCATTTTTTGGTAAAATTACAAGGTTAACTATACTAGGCGTTAACATATTCATAATATATGTGCTAAGTTCACTAAAATAAAATGATTGACCGAAATCCCAATTGTTTAAATCAAAGAAAGAATTAATTGCCTCAATAATTTTAGTTTTTATTTCATTATCAGTAGTTACAATTTTATTGTTCCTTACAGCCTTAAATTGTGCCTGTAAGTTAACGTCTGCTTTTTCACCAAATAATATTTTATATTTTACAGGATTAAAAACAATCTCGTCGCTTATTGCCTTAATTGATTGTAGATACGGTTTATAATTTTGTTCTAAATCTTGCGATGTTGGAGATAGAGGAGCAGTAGAAGTTACACCTTTTAGATAGTTTCTAAAATCGTTATCGTATCCAGTTGTTAACATGTATACATCGATTAGATTAGTTTTACTTGGATCTATTCTTCTTTCTTTTCCGCTATTGTGCAAATAATGAAACTTTAGATCACTTCTTCCATTCCTGGCAAAGTATTGATCAGTATAAACAAATGACGCAGTTTGTGAATCAAAGTATTTTACAACATTAATATCTTCGTTATAAAAATAAAATAAATTTCCATTTACTTTATCTGTTTCTTGTACAAAACTTTCATTTGGTAACGATATAAAAATACTAGCATCTTCTAATTCATATCTTAATCCATCAGACATTTTTTTAAAATACACAAAGTTTTCTCTATACCCAGACGGACCTATTTCTGAGGGTTTTACAATACTTTCAAAAGATTCAGGATCGTCTAATTGACCTGTATTATTAAAATCGTAAAAACTTACCTTTATCTTTTTAGGATTAACATATCCATCTATCTCTATAACAGGTGAATCAATTTGCCAAACTCTATCAAATCCTAAACTTCCATCACCTGATGTGTTAATAGATAAGACTTCTATTTTATCTTTTATAACTTTATTTGTGACATAATCAAAATTAATAGAAGTCTCATCAATGTGAAACGCTGTTTGTGCAACACTTTCAAATATATAGTCTAGTGTTCTATATCTCACTTTGTAATAACTACCCGTCCATGTAAAAGATATAAGCCAACTAGAATCAAACCCCGAGTCGTCAACATTTCCTTGCTTTTCTAAACTAAAATTTTGTGTTAAATTTAAATTTGAACTTAAAATAATATCCCATGCTCTTGTAGAATTATCAATTGTAAGTCCAAAATTTTTCTGCGTCATACAAATATTTGCGATTTCATTCTCTACAGAAAATCCTAAAAGTTTAGGATATTTTGGAATTACTTCTGCCGGTATGCTGCCTTGTGGTACTCTTGTTGAAAATATAACAGGTCCAGTTCCGTCATCTAATTGTCCTATTCCATTATTAGAGCCATCGCCGATAACCTGTTGAACTAATGCCCAAATATACGATCTTCCACCTTGAGGAGTAGTTGTCCCTGCTTTTAAATTATTCTTTTTATCATAGTAATAACCCGACGGAGCAGTAAATTTTACTAAAGAACCAGGCACAATGTATTTCATTTCACTTTGACTAAATTCTCCTACTGCAATAGCAAGATCATTGAATGTGAAATAACCTCTAGATTGAGTTGCAACTTTATTGACTTCAGTCCATCCTATACCTAATGCACCAAGATTTGGATTAGAAAATTTTTCAATATAGAAATTTTTCATATTTGGTGAAGCAATCACGTCGCTTAAATTATTTTTAACGAATCCTAAAACCTGATTGCGGTTTGTAAATGTTAACTGTAAAAGTCCCTCTTGTTCTTCCTGATATAATATGCCATCATCGGCAAAAATGTTTGTCTTACTGTATGCACCACTGACATCAGCAATATCAAAATATCTGCTAATACCACTTGATATTCTATTAACACTTTTTACCTTTAGTATATCACTACCTGCATTCAAAGGCGCTATGTTATAGTCCTCACCAGTAATCATTCTATTTTGTAGATAATAATTTTGCGGGGCTTTGAGTTGTATGCTGGCATTAGATTCTGGACCGCTGCTATTAGCCACTGTATATAGCAATGAGAGAGTAAGTTGAAGTGTATGACTTTGTCCAAGACTATTAACATAGGGCAGAGCAACTATGACTCCACTAAAATTCTCAGGCTTTAATACATAGGTATTGGCATTACTCTGTCTATAAAATAATACAAAATCACCTTTTGGAAGATCGCCAAATACACCGTCACTGAAATTTAAATCTATTTGATCATTTTCTCTAGAAGTCACAGCATAAAATGTTCTAAGATCTTTACTTAGACTATTATAAATGACATTGTTATTTTGTGAAGCAGAATTAACCTTGGTCCACAATTGACTGAAATTATTAGCATTATCTTTTTGCCACAACCAAATATCTGTATCATTTATATTAGTTGTATTAACACCAATAATTTCATTTGGTACAGGATTGTCAACCGTAAAGTTTGCTACATTTAACTTACCTTGCCTAAAATGCACAAAAAAACCAGTATTTGCACTACCAGGACCTTGATTATCATTTTTGTAGATATAACTAAACTTGTTAGCAGGTGTAGGAGGTTCTTCATAAATGTAGTCTGTACCTGAAAACGTGCAAGGCACGATTTCAAAATTCATTTGAACACCGTTGATATTTTTATTAAAACTGAATAAAGGTACATCTTGGTTGTCACTAGCAAACTTGTAGTTTTCAGTAGTAACGCCACTAATAACTGCTTTATCTACAGGAGTTCCAAAGTTTGAAGTAGATGCGCTATTAATAATATTAACAAATTGTTGATACCATTCTGGATTGGTAGAATCATTCCAACCTATAACTGTGTTTGCTAAATTTACACCATTACTGTCAAAAACACTATCTGTGGTACTAACTGCTGTAATTTTTAAAAAACCATTTGACGGGACGTTTCTTTTAGGTGTGTAACCTATTAATTGTGCTAGACGTAAAATGCTATCACGTCGTTGCGCTGTCTCAATAAAGTTTTCTCTGGCATTTAGATCAATTCTAAAACTTAAATTTTGACCAAGAAATGCAATAAGATCTATTAGTGCAACATACTCGCTACTATCAATGTAGTCATTAAAATCTTCAGGATAGTTATCACGAAGATAACCAATCATTGTTCTCTTAAGAGTCTCAAAATCATAACTCTTAAAATCTGCGTTCTTAAAAGACTGGTATACTTTTTGCCAATCTTCTGTAACAAATAGTTTATTAGTAGTATTCGGTATCATATCTTTATTGTACCAATATTTATTTTACAAATTATGTAGGTATTTTATTGCAGTCTAAGCCCTAGTTGTTGATCAAATGCTAATTTTAATACAGATGTTTGATCAGTTTCTCTTAGGGCTAAGGTTATTTCAATAAGATAACCTTTTTCATATTCGTTTATTGCTAGTTGAGTAGGGTATACTCTAGGATCAAATGCACAGATAGTCCTAATATCAGAGATCAAAATTTCTTTTGTCTGCTGAGTCATAGGTTCCATTAATAAATCCCATATAATTGTTCCAAAATTTGGATTCATTACACGTTCGCCCTTACGAGTATTAAAATGATTTAAAAGATTTTGTTTAATTAAATCAAAGTCGTATAATTTAGAGGAACGATTGTTAGGATTTAATGTACTAAATCCCTTATAGAAATGTGTTCGCGATACTGTAACCTCAGGTGAATAAGGAGCAGGATTAAGTTCAATATTCTTGTATGGCATCTTATATTTATTGACTGCCTGAACCAGTCTTTATTGGATTCCCACTGCTGTCTGTCACTATACCCCCTGTGCTGCTGAGTGTGGTTCCTTGTAATTGTCCAAGAAAACATTCATAGTATCCACGTTTTTTAGCCTTGATGTCTGGTGTATTATAACCAACAGCAGAACAGGCCGCTTCAAAATATCCTGGATCTGTTTGTGATAATTTACATCTGTCTAACATATACTTTACACTGACTTCGGCGGCAACATCTGATGTGTTTAATTTTTTAGGATCAGCAATAAGATCTTGATTAATTAATCCACCGTACTTGGCGTAATTGGCTCTACCTGTTAACTGAATATATCCTCGTCCAATGAACTTACCACCATCTCCGGGCTGCGTATTGCCGAGCCCTTTACCTTTAGCAGTTGTTGATCCGTATAAAAATTCAGGTAGACTGTTATTAGGATTGCCTGCGTATTGTTGCGCCAATGAACGATCTCCCTTAAACACGCTAGGAAAGACCTGTAATAATCTATCTGCGCTGTAGTTAAAGTTTTCTTCAACTAACTTCCAACGGCATTCTCCTCCTGCTATTCCTAGTAAAGCAGCCACAGCGTAGGGGCTTGTTAGGCCGTATTTTTTACAGGCCGCTTTTAGTGCTTCAATACCTGGTTGAGCAGCAGAACTATTGATGTCTTTGGCATATTCTGGACTACAGGTTCCTGCAGGTACATCAGGAGTATTAGCACTCTGTTGAGGCGCTGCACTTCCACCCTCGGCGGTATTAGGATTAGGAGGTATTCCTGCACCTGCCCTATTCTGTAGTGTAACATCTGTGGCAGCAGGACTAAACTGATTTGGATTTACATTTTCATGTTGTGGCCAAGGTTCATGAGTAGGCACACGCTGCATAATACTCTTTATAGGTGTACTGTTGTAGAAAGAACCGTTAGCCCATCCTGCACTTATTTTTCTATTTGGCAGAGAGAAGATCGGAAGGTCTGGTGGTATTTCAGCATTTGTAGCAACTTCAGGCGACGGTGCTGCTGGACCATTTAGGTGAACTTGACTACCACTGATCAATACTTGTCCATTGGCTCCTAGACCCAACTGTCCTGCTGTGCCTAGATTAATATTTCCCTCTGCGGCAAGACTTAATGCTCCACCTGCATTTAATATTATTTTATCAGAAGCATTAAATGACAGTGTGCCATCTATGGTAAATTTACTTGTGCCGTTTACTGTATGATCATGATTACCCATCACACTAATCTTATGGTCTTGATCTACTTTTAGAAAATGATAACCTCCAATATTCACTTCATAATTCTTTATGCTTCTTACATTGATATTTCTTCCTGCTTCAAAGTTTATGTCTCTATCTGCTCTAAAATTAAAATCCTGTTCTGAATGTATGCTCATACTGTCATGAGCATAGATATCAATCTTACCATTACTGGTCATTTCTATCCAGGCGGTACCCTTACTATTTGCTATATAAATTAGATCCTGACTGTTATGCATGAGTATTTGATGACCTGTTCTTGTCCTCAATCTAACTAATTCATTCTGTCCGTTGACATCACCATCGTCCATAACAAATTGACTGCCGCCTAAACGACTTACAGGCACAGTGGTACCTGCTCCATAACCAATTTTCCCACGTCTAGCATTTGGCCTTTCGTCTAAGGGACCAGGAGTGCTTATGCCAAACACGCTACTAGGTACTTCTCTCCTAGCACTAGAACTTGTAACACCTCGTATAGTATCTAACAATAGACCCTGTTCTAATAATCGTTCTGCGAACGGATGTACAGGTTTTGCAAATGATTCTACATTAGGATTTTCTAACTTTTTGCTGCTGATATGAAACTCACCCACTGGTAAAAAATCTGTACCGTACTTTCTTTTTTGTTCTTCAGTCAGTGCAGTTTGTCTACTAGCAGCAATTCCGGGAACCATGTGATTCTGATAAGTATTCAACACACAACCAAACCAATAACCTTGATTAGTGTCTCCTTCTATAAAGAATACCATAACAGTAGCACCAATATCAGGAGGAATCATCCACATACCATAACTTTTTTGCACATCATTAAAGTCGCTGCTATTATTGCCTTCATATCTTACACTGGTATTTCCTTGAAAAGGACTACAGTATCTAACTACATAAGTTTCTCCTTCAGCCTTTGTTGACCCAGGTACTCCTTTATAGAGAGCAACTTCTAACATTCCCATATAAGTAGGATCTAGGTGGTTTACCACTTCGGCAAGATAGGGCCCTGGTTTACCTAAAGGTGATCTTTTTCTAGTTTCTATAAATCTCATTGTTATATGCTCGTTTTACGTATAAGTTTATCTAAGGGACTTTGACCGCTGGTTAGACTGCCAAACTTCTGCGAGACTGCTCCTTGAATGTTTTGATCTGCAATATTAGGAAATCCCGTAAGTCCGGATAGGCTTTCCCGTGCAGAATTAAATCTGTCAGCAGATACCGTACTATCAATCGGCGTACTGGCAGAAATATTTCCTTCACTGTAATAAGGATCATAACCTCCATTGTAAGATTCTCCAGGTTCTGGTGCAGTATAATTTGGAGGTATAGGAGGAAGGTTAGCAATTTTTGTACTAGGCAAATAGTCTAATATGATACCTTGATTGGCTGCTTTTTCTAGATCTAAATTCGGTGGTGTGTTTTTCATTAGATCAGAAATTTGTGAATTAACCTTACCAGTGTAGTTAGATAATCCAGATAACTTGGCAGCATCAAGCCCTCCTCGTGCGGCAATATTAAAAGGATCTGTAGTAGGCGCAGTTAAGCCTTGAAGTTTCTCGCCTACTCCTCCTATTAATCTAGATGCGCCTGCACCTAAACTTACAACGTTATCTATCGCTGCGGAACCTATATTTTTCACAGAATCTACAACGTCAGTTAAGGAACCAACAGGGTTAGAAAAGTTATTGATATTCAATCCCTGCTTGGCCTCATTAGATGTTAAAAGTTCACTTGGTACAAAGTCTTGTGTTAATTTTACAGGAGCATCTATACCTATACCAGTGCCTTGATTGGATTTACTGAGTGCAGATGAAATAACTGAACCTAACAATCCACCCGCCACAACGCCTGCCGCACGTTTAAGAGGAATATTACCAGTGACCACATTAGCCGCAGCGGCTACGAGAGCAGCACTACCGAGGCTGGTTTTATTTAAGTCAAACAGTCCACTGGTTTTCAATCTCATGTTACTGGCTATATCTGATGTAGGTAAAGGTTGACCTATTACCTGCGAAACTATTGGTACAGGAGTAGGTATTATTGATGCGGGATTATTAATAGCGTTCATTACAAAGCTAGCAGGTGCAGTTCCAGGTGTCTGCACTAATAGACTAGGTTCAGCACCCCCAAGTCCTCCTACTGCTCCTGTAAAGTTGCTAGGTTCACCTGGTTCACCAGGTGACGGTGCTCCACGACCTAAGGTTTCTGCTACTGTTTCGGAACTTACACGTTGACTGGTATTTTCGGCTGTGGAGGTATCAGGAACAGGCTGTGCAGACGGATTCGGTTTACTGATTAATAGATCATCAGGATCAGTTATCGGAACTTTCTGATCTAATACTTGACCGTTAAATCGCATGACTTCTAAAACCTGTTTAAAGAAGCCATCTTTAAAACTACTTTTAGCCTTTATTACTCTATAGACACCACTGAACGGAATACGATTTTCATCAAACTGCATCATTCCTGTATCTGCGTTTATGTCTACAGGATTTCTAAAGTTTATCGTTATTAAAACTTCTGAAAATTGGTATGCGGCTTCTCCGTCTTTGGTTTCGTTTTCATTTTTTAAATTAGGATTATAGTTACCCATACCTCCTGTAACAAGATAAAATGGATCTCCTACAATTTCAATCTCACCTTTTAGCAGAGCAGATTTAGAATTAATAATGGCTTCATGCATGGCTCTGGCCATATTTGAGTAAGGATCATGCCTGGGTTGAAGTGCGTTACCACCTGTTGATTGAACATCTACAGAAGTTGCTCTTACCGCAGGTAATGGTACAGTATGTTCTTTCTGCTCATTTACAGGGGTTCCTTGTACCTGTACATTACTGTCTCCGCTTTTACTGGCAGTACCTTTACTTGACGGTGATTCCTTATTACCCATAGCAGGAGGAACTGCTTCGAAAAATAGATAATTAAAGTCTAATTTAAAATTAAGTACCTCTGTATTAAGTCCAGTATAGAGATAATTGTATTCTCTTCGACTAAGTTTCTTTAATTTTTTTTCTTTATATGGTAAACTTCCAAACGGTTGTATTCTACTGATATGAACTTTATATGGAGTTACCACATAGGTATACTTTTTATAAGGCTCTTTAGTTATAGGACTAATTTTTTCTAAATTCTCTACTTGGAGATTAACGCTGAAATAATCCATCATACCATAGTCGTCAATCTTTTCTTTAACTTGAGTTAATAATTTTTTAACATAGGCACTATCTCTTATAACAGCAGTAATTAAACTATCAACCATTCCTCCTTCAGGAAATTGCACAACTGTTTTCCCTGGATTATATTTTATAGAGGAAGAACTAGCAGACTTATTTCCCTTGTACCCATTCTTTTTATTACTTTCTTCGGGTTGAACCATTTTGAATAGATTATTATCTTTGGCAATTTCAACCAATAGCGATCCTGCTATTTCATTTTCAGGATTATCTACAAATCCTAGTGTAGCATCTCTAGAGGGAAATTTAATATCGTATATGTCGGTTGGTTCGAAATTATTTGTAAGGAGTCCATTAGGATCTACATCTGGACTAACACTGGCAACCTGTTTAGTAAGGTTGTCCATAAAATCTTTTAATATTTCTTTAACTGTAGTACCAGCCATTTTTATAGGCTTTTTAAGTCTATTAGGTTCACCGTAGGCTCTATCATTTACAGGAATGGCCTGAATTTTATAGCGTGTTCCACGTTCTGTAACTTCAACACCCGCTTTGGTTATAACAATCGGATAGTATCTTACAGAATTAGGTATTGGTTCGGGTTCAGGCAAATCCATATCATCAGGATATCCAACAAATTCTAACTTTAGAAGGAACGGAGTATTTTGATAAGTTGTATATCCTGCTGCAACCGCGGTAACATGTAATGCTTCTAAGAATCCGTTAATACTGTAAGGTTCTATCACATCAAATGTAATCTTTGTAGGCTTAGACATATTGCCTTCTTCATTGGCAACCATTATACTTTCGACATATACGTTTTCAATATACATGTCAAACCTACCGGGACTATTTTTATTAAACCCGCTTATTAGAGCGTTATTATCTGTTTTAAGTTTTTCTACGTTTTTTATATTATTTTCTGTTACGCCTGAACCAACTGTAGGATCATTTGCTAACACAGTGTCAGATACTGCTGCCGACTGAGCAGAACTTAGTTCAGTAGGAGGTGTAACACCTTGGTACCCTTTTCCTCCCGATTTTAAAATAACCAAATCTAATTCACCGGCCCTATACTTAGAGGCATCTTTTAAATAATCCTTAGGTAAGCCTGCCAGGGTCCAATTATAAGTATAGGATCTATAGAAACTAAGAACATTAGATTCTTGCGTACCTACTACACCAGTTTTATCTGTAGATGTATTAAGAAATTGTGTTTTTTGTGCAGATTCTTCTGCCTGCGTTGACGCAGCCTCTAACGACTTTTCCTGACGTTCTATATCTGAATCACTTTTTTTAGGTGATGCAGTGCTCATTAAACTTCTCTAACTTTCTTTATGGTTGACATTTTTGGCAGATATATTTTAGTGCCTGCTGTGAAATCAAATACAGGATCTTTAAGGACCTGCTTGTTTCTAACAGCAAATACCCACCATAAATTAGAATCTTTATAAAGATCATTTGCCAACAAATCGGGTCTGTTTTCGTATACCTTGGTTATTTCAAATAAAATATCATCAGTCTCTCTAGGTAAATCAGGAAGATTCAATATATCAAGATAACCATTAACTATAGGAGTGTTATAATATGGACTAGAATTACTGTACATTAGATGTATCCTCTACCTTTAAAGGCATTTCTTAAATAACCTGTTACATTAAATTCTTGCATTTCTGCTCTGCTATACATAGGCACGCAAACAATGTTAATTGTGCTGGAAACTGGTACAGAAGTAGGTCCATAAGATATACCATCCCCAGGAAATGTAAAATAATCTACATTTTCAGGAAGTTCTATTCTAAATTGAGATACAGCAACAGGTACATTGTCTAACATCATTTCACCATAGGCATCTAAACGACAAACAGGAGGAGGACTGCCACTGTCCGCATCACCAGTAAGACCACCGAATCTCATCTTAGTAAGTGCTTTTAACAAAACCTTTGTACTAACATACACCTTTGCATCTTCGATATTTTGCACTGTAAATTTTCCATTAATAGATATGTTGCCTATGGAACTATTTTTATAAAAATTTATAGGAAAATTGGAATGTGTAGGTGTTTGGGCTGTGTATTCTGCTTTGACCTCATATTGAATTTGTGGGGTATACGGAAAAACAATACCACCTAACTCAACAAGTTCTTGATTCCTGCCGCCCTGTGTTAACTCAGTAAGATATTTTGGTGGGACCCTTAACTTAACTCGTAGGTCTTCACCTAGGTTATTGCCAAAAATATCACGTACCAATACTTCCGGAGGCTTTGGACTCTGTGGTTGAGCGCCTTGAGGTACACCGTTTAATCTAATAGATTCCATTCCTGCGTCAATTCTTGGTCTAGTCGAAACAGCAGATAACACTGATGCATCACCTGTACCTGGAGTTCCGTAAGAATTATCAGTACTGTCGATGTAATTTTGGCTCATATTGAAATCCTAATAAAACATATTTAACCAATAAATAAAGCGCCTATCTGCTCGGTTGACAACACTGATTCCTGTGTTATACTAACAATAAAGGAAAAAAATATTATATGACCTCAACTGTAAACCTTGCCGGTAAAAAAGTCAAGTATCTAAATAATAGAGACTTATTATCGGAAATACACAAAAGTAAATGCAGTTTTTCAAGTTTTAGCAAAAAAGAATACAGCCAACACGACATTATTCTACCTTCTTTGAATAAAATTAATATCAGAACTATCGCTCAGGCCAAAAAAAACCGTGCCAAAAGATTAGGCCTCGAAACATTTATGGAGGCAAGAAACTCTGGAGATAAAAAAATTAAACTAGCGGATTGCACTGTTGACTATAAAACCATATCAAAATTGGATCTTGTTTTTAGAATAATGACATTTGAACATGTGCCATTGGCGCCTGGTAGAAAGAAAACTACCAAAACTACAGCAGACAGTCACGACAAAGTAAACTTTCCACCGTTTCAGCATTGGAAATTTGATGATTCAGAAGAACTAGTATGTGTAGGTAAAAGCCACTGGAAAGGAACTGTAAGTAAAGGAAAATTTTCAAAGGATCACGGGCGCATAACTGAAAATTTAGGTAGAATGTTTTTAAAACTTTCAGAACGTTATGCCCATCGTTCAAACTGGAGAGGATATACCTATATCGAAGAAATGAAGGGTCAGGCAATTTTACAATTGAGTCAGATAGGATTACAGTTCGACGAATCCAAATCAGAAAATCCCTTTGCCTATTACACAGCAGCAGTTACTAATTCATTTACTCGTATTTTAAATATTGAAAAGAAAAATCAAAATATTCGAGACGACATGTTAGAAGAAGCAGGACTAACTCCTAGCATGACGCGACAATATCAACACGAATTTTTGGAAGAAACTGCACGTCAAGCCGAACTGTATAAAAATATCAGATTACCAAAAAGTGAAGATACTCCGGAAGAAGATGCAGAAGTCGAAGCTTGACTTTGTCTTTTAAGCAGTATAAACTAAACACAGGAGATATTATATATGAACCTTTTTAAAAAGGTAGCCTGTTTTACCGACATACACTTTGGTCTAAAATCAAATTCTACCACACATCTTAAAGACTGTGAAGAATTTGTAGACTGGTTTATAGACACTGCAAAAAAAGAAGGTTGTGAAACTGCGATCTTTCTAGGTGACTGGAGTCATAATCGCAACAGTCTTAATCTAATAACTCTAGATACCAGTCTACGTTGTTTAGAAAAACTTGGACAATCATTTGAACAGTTCTTTTGGTTTCCTGGTAACCACGATCTATATTATAAGGACAAACGTGATATACATAGCAGTGCGTTCGGACGTCACATACCCGGCGTAACTATAGTAGATTCTGTTACCACTCTAGGCAATGTTACATTAGTTCCATGGCTAGTAGGTGATGAATGGCAGGCAATGAAAAATGTAAAAAGCAAATATGTATTTGGACATTTTGAATTGCCACTATTTTACATGAACGCAATGGTTCAAATGCCAGACACTGGCGAACTGAGAGCAGAATACTTTAACGGCCCTGATTACGTATTCAGCGGTCATTTTCATAAAAGACAAAGTAGAGGTATAGTACATTACATAGGTAATACTTTCCCGCATAATTTCTCAGACACATGGGACGATGAAAGAGGTATGATGACTCTAGAGTGGAGTTGTAAACCTCAATATCATAACTGGCCTAATGCTCCAAAGTACAGACATATAAAATTATCTGATCTAATTGATCAAAAAGATACTATAATGAAAAGTAAAATGTATCTTAAGGTAAATTTAGACATTGATATTAGTTTTGAAGAAGCTAATTTAATCAAAGAAACATTTACCAATGATTATGATATTAGAGAGATCAGTCTTATACAGGATAAAGTTAACCTTGATGGTACCTATGAGGACAATCCTGATACGCAGTTTGAGTCTGTCGATCAAATTGTTTCGGAACAATTGATTAACCTCGAAGGTGATCAATACGATAAAAAACTCATGCTTGAAATTTACAACAATCTATGACATTTCGAATAAAAAATCTAACCGTAAAAAACTTTATGAGCGTGGGTAATCAAACCCAGGCCGTTGATTTTAACAAGGCTAATCTAACTTTAGTGCTAGGATCTAATCTCGACCTAGGTGGTGATGATACTGGCAGTAGAAACGGTACTGGTAAAACTACTATCATAAATGCTCTCAGTTATGCACTTTACGGGCAGGCATTAACTAACATTAGAAAAGAAAATCTTATCAATAAGATAAATGGTAAGAATATGTTGGTCACTGTTGAATTCGAAAAAAATGGTCTCCAATATAAAATTGAGCGAGGTCGCAAGCCTAACATACTTAAATTCTTTGTTAATAATCAAGAAATACAAAACACACATAATGAAGATGAAAGCCAAGGAGATAGCAGAGAGACACAAAAGTATATTGAAGAAATGCTGAACATGAGCCATACCATGTTCAAACATCTGCTAGCCCTTAATACCTATACTGAACCTTTTTTGGCCATGAAGGCCGCAGATCAAAGAGAAGTTATTGAACAACTTCTAGGTATCACAATCTTATCAACCAAGGCAGAAGCACTCAAGAACGTTGTAAAAGAAACTCGAGATTCAATACAACAGGAAACCTTTAAAATAGAAAGCATTAAAACTGCTAACGAAAATGTTCAAAAGAGCATTGACAGCCTGCATATCAAAAGTTCTGCTTGGGAAAATAAACATCAAACTGAATTAGAAAATCTAGGTCGTGCCATTGTTAATCTTGAATCTGTTGATATTGAAGCAGAATTACAGGCACACAAAGATCTAGCCATATGGTTAGAGAATGATCGCAAACTGACTCAACTTAGAAAACAAATGGCTACATTAGAAACTGCGGTCATGCAGTCGGCTAAAAGTGTAGACAAATATTCTAAAGACTACAACATGCTGATGGGAAAAACGTGTCCGTCATGTAAACAAGGTTTACAAGATCATGACCACGAAGACATGATTAAAGAAGTTTCAAAGAATCTAGCAGACGCTAGCGAATATGCAGGCAAGGTAACATATGAGTACGGTCTAGTGGTCAATGAAGTTGAAGCAATCGTTAAACAGCCTAGGAAACCAGATACCTTTTATGAAACAGAAGCAGAAGCATTAGGTCATAAAAATAATTTAAGTAATCTAGAAAAGGCTCTTATAGAAAAAGACAACGAAGGAAACCCTTACCAAGAACAGATTGAAGAACTACAACGCACAGCCATTCAAGAAATTGATTGGACCAAGGTAAATGAACTAACTAGGTTGCGGGATCATCAAGAGTATCTATACAAATTATTGACAAATAAAGATAGTTTTATTAGAAAAAAGATTATTGATCAAAATTTAACATATCTTAACAAACGTCTAACATATTATATCGATAAACTTGGCTTGCCTCATAAGGTAGTTTTTCAAAATGATCTCAATGTAGAAATCACTCAGTTAGGACAAGAACTAGACTTTGACAATCTAAGTCGAGGTGAACGTAATAGATTAATTTTATCTATGAGTTTTGCATTTCGAGATGTATGGGAAGGCCTATATCAAAGTATTAATCTATTGTTTATTGATGAACTTGTTGATGCAGGTATGGATAGTGCCGGTGTGGAAGCAGCACTAGCAGTTCTAAAGAAAATGAGTAGAGAAAGAAATAAAAATATCTATCTAATTAGTCACAAAGATGAACTTGTTGGCCGTGTTAACAATGTTCTTAGGGTGATTAAAGAAAACGGCTTTACCAGTTATTCAAATGATCTAGAGTATGTTGACTGAAGAATTAGAAAAATACAATGAAATGTATCGCAAAATGATTGATCATTTAGTGACATTGCATAATGCAAATATTACTTTCCAAAAGTTTCAAGGTAGAGATCGTGCTAACGATGTTAAACGACAGTTTAGAGGCATTATGAAATTAAGTCGCGAATTGATAAAGCAATGCAGCAAAGTCAGTCGAGAGGGTTCTGATCGAAGAAAACTTATAAGTACTCAAAGGAAAGAAGCCAAACGACTAAGGCAACAACAAAGACAAAAAAATGTGGCTGTATCAGGGGGAAACAATCAATGAACTACCAGAAACTTGCGTAGGATTCGTGTATATTATAACTAATACAGTAACAGGCAAGATGTACATAGGCAAAAAACTTAGTAAATTTTCAAAAACAACTTATAAAACTGTTAAATTAAAAAACGGCACTAAGAAAAAGAAACGAATTAAATCTAAAATATCCTCAGACTGGCAGACATATTACGGCTCAAACGATCATCTCAATCAAGACGTACTAAATTTAGGCACAGATAAATTTGTAAGAGAAATATTATACTTTTGTAATTCAAAGGCAGAATGTTCCTATATTGAGGCACGTGAACAATTTACTCGCAAAGTACTAGAATCAGACGAATACTATAACGGACAGATATCTGTTCGTGTCCATGGCTCACACATCAAAGGCAAACTAAACGGTTAACGGCTAGCGCAGGCTAATATCATGCGCCCTAGACCTGGATCTCAGATCGCAGGGACGGAATGCTCACCGCCGTAGTGAGAACTCAACCACTACCCGAAAGGATGACGATCACTTAACTGCTGTGATTTGGTTGTTTGAAGTAGAAGGAGCAAAAAGACGCAGAAGTGATTCTGCACGTTCATATGATGAGGTAGTGTTCGTTATATGAGCCGCCGTTGTAATAAAGCCTGAACGAGTAGGTACCGGACAACCGCCTACGCTAAACTAGTTCTAACACTATGTGACTATGCTACTCAGATGATGCATACCTTTGCCCGCCCTGGGCAAAGAGTGACCACTTAATCTAGATGATACTAAAAGACAAAAAATGCTTCGAGTCTCGTAGACGAAGAAGCAAACGAACGTAGTTCGTTACTAAATATTGATTATTCCGGAATAATTTATGCGATTACATCAAGCACTAGGTCAACAGACTATCTTTGAAAGTATAGGAGGAACTGATCCCTACTTCAAAACATGGCAACGAGACATACATCCCGTATTATGTGAAGTTGCTCTAAACCCTGATCAGATAAATCAATTATTCAAATCTATAGAGAAGGGTGGAGGAAGATCTCTTCTAGGTAAAGCCAAAGATGCTATAAGTGGTGCTACAAATAAAATTAGTGATGTATGGTTTAATAAGTTTGGAGGAATGTTGCAGAGCAGTGGACCTGTTCAAGCATTTGATCAAAAATTTGAAGAAATTAAATCCAGTATTGCAGCGAAGAATCCTAAATTGGCCGCAAAGTTAGCCAAATATGGAGAGTTTGCTAAGAACAATCCTAAATTACATAAGTTTTTATTAGCCATTGGAGGATCTGTAGCCGCTGCTGTAGGTGTTACTGTTGCGGGTGGAGTAGGCGCAGGTGCTCTAGCAGTGGGCACAGGTGCCGGTGTTGCTACTGGTATCATTAACATTGCTGATCGTTTATTACAAGGGCAAAAAGCATCAACTGCTATTGGACGTGGAGCCACTACAGGACTAGTAACAGGAATAACTGCTGCTGCCGCTACTAAAATTCTTAGTGGTGTGGCCAACAGTTTTAAGGCAGAATATGTTAATACAGTTCGAGGTGAGCGATTAATGAACGGAACATTTGACATCAATGGTCAGTGGACTTTTGTTACTGGCAGACCGGAAGATGTTAGGGCTCTCGGACAAGCCATGGATGCAGAAAACTATCAGTTATTCTACAGTCTTGTAGAAAAAATGAGGTCACCTGAATATGTAAAAGGTTTAGAAGCATCTCAAGAAATTATAAAACAGGCCACTCAAAACTATCAATCCACGGCAGGTGTAATTAAAACTCTAGCACAGGCTGCAACAGCAGCCGCAGGTGGTGCAGCCAGTGCGGCTACAAATCAACAACCTAAAGAAAGTTTATCAGAAAATAAAATTTATGAATTATTTGGCATAACCGGTAACAAGATAGATGCTAGTAAATTAGAAAAGGCATGGAAGAAGGCAGGAAGTCCTACGGACAGTGATGAGATTGCGAAAATCTTACAGGGTGCTGGTGTGGATCCTACAATTATTTCACAGGCATTTAAGGAAATAGGAGCACCTACACCTCAAGGCCGTGTAGAACCAACACTAGGAACAGACACCAATACAACAGCCCAGCCAATAAATACAAAAGATATTGTAGCCAGGATAAAAAAATTACCTCCTGATCAACAAAAAATCTTAATACAACTATTAAAAGCATAGGAACTACAATGAGAATACATGAAGTTATTGTTTTAGACCCGCAGATAAATGAAATTAGCGCCTTTGGTGCAGGATCAGGAATAGGCAAAGTTGCGGGAAACGTTGTAGGAGGTGTAAAAGATTTTTGGGCAGGCGCTAAACAGGGCTATAAAGATGCAAGAGCGGGATTTGTAACAGGACAAGGAGCAGGCACTACTGCGGCAACAACTGGCACCAATACACCCCAAGCCTCTGCTTCTACGGCTGGAACTGCTGCTCCAACATCTGGCGCAGCATCAGCACCTAGTGGACAGGCAGCGTCTGCTGCACCACAACAGGCACCTACACAACAGGCACCTGCACCTCAAACTACACCGGATGAACTAGACGATTTAAAGGCAACTATTGCAAAACTAAATCCCGAGCAGAAACAAGAAATTGCCTCACAACTACAGCAACCTGAAATAGAACAACCGTCAGCGCCTGCGGCAGGTGCAAAAACAGAACCTTTTGTTGATCCACGCAGTGCAGCGGCAAGAGGTCAGAAAGATCAAGGATTTGGATTTAATAGAGACACTGGTGTGGCGTTTAAATCACAAGCAGAAAAAGATGCTTACAATGCATCTAATCAGCAAGATGATGATGATTTTGAACCTGATTGGAATTTTGGTAAAGATTCTAATGCTCCGTCTCCTGGAACTGCGGTTAATATAGGACAGGTTAAACAGCAAAGCGCCCAACAAGCACAGGCAGCACAGGCAGATAAACAAACTGCCCAACAACAGATAGCAGCCACACAGGCCGCTAACGCAGCCAAGGCTAAACAAGATGCTGCTATCAAGGCCGCTAAAGATGCTGCTATGGCCAAGCCTGCGTTTCAACAGACTGCATCAGATAGGTTAGCAATCAAACAAGCCAAGGACAGAGGTATTAGAGAATCTAAAAAATCCAAGAAGAAAAAAGTCGTTGCAGAATTTAATAGTAAGTTTCTAGGAATAACAATTTAAAAGAACGGCAAACCAGTCTTTTGGGCAGTTTCTAAATTTTCCTCAATAATTTTACTAAGGATTTCTCTATCTTCCTGGGTAAGTTGGTATGCTTCATTTACAGTAATACTGCCTCGCATGTACCAACAAATTTTAAATAATTCTCGTTTTATGGCTTTTACATCTTGGTCATAATGATCAACTAGTGTCTTTATTTCCTCAAGATCTAGATATAAAAGCCTTACACGAAAAAAGTTGAAGGATCAAAAACTAGAGGAATGGTTATTGTGTCTTGAGTATAACCTTGCATTTTGATATTTTCAGGAGTATCGATAGTTATAGGTTTAATTAGATTGTTATCTTTTAGTTTATCCAAATGATTCTGTATAATATTGAACATGTCCTTGTCAATGTTATCAATAAATTCTCTTATGTGTACTATATTTTCTGTACTGCCCGTAGGTGAGTCTATTCTAAATACACTTTCTTTTACAACACCAATAGTGACATCAGTAAGTTTACTAAATGTCTTTTGAAACATTTCTAATTTTTGCTCTTGACTTAGGCTTTCATCATTGGCCAAATTAAGAATCTTTTGTGTTTCAAAACTTTTTATACTGCTATCACTAATCTGTTTATAGTTAAGCGGTTTCACATAGACTGTTAAATCATCATTTATTGGAATCACTGGATCCCAATCTATCGTTTGGTATAGATTGTCCATTACAAGACGTAGATCAACTTCATATTCTAAATTAATATCTCCGGGTAGATTCAACGGAGTACTCATCTTTTCACCGTAGGTAGCAATTCTGATAGCAATTAGAATTGCATCAAGATCTATACTTGGCGTCATCCATGCATTTTTAATATTCGGCATACAATTTTGTATTGCATCTACTACTGCTTGCCCGTTCATAATAGCGTCTGGAACTTTTAGCAAGAGTTCATCCTTAGCAGTCATAGAAAAAACAGGATATTCATTGTTTTCTGATTTTTCCAAACTACCTGGAGGCCAGTATTCTCCATTACTGGGTAACCTAATATAAATCTTTGGTTGCCTCATATAATTCATTAAAGGGTTTTGATTTTTTGGGGATGATATCACAGTTTTTACTCCGATAAATAAAAGATCAATTTAAGTGAAGTATTTATATACCAATATTATTGCATGAAAACTAATGGCTGACGTAACAGGATCAATAGGTAATCAACCGGTAGAACTTAACAATGCTGCTACTGAAGCAACGTTACGGCAACTTCTTGCGGCGGTTCAAGGTAGAGGCGGTGCCGCTAATGTTGCAGGACTGGCAGGACAAACTCTTAATCCACAAACTGTAACACAGGTCAATAATTCGCTATCCACTATGCATCGAGTGGGTACAAGTGTTGGACAGGGATTTGGTACACTTGTTAACGCACTGGCAGCGAATAAAGAAGGACTACAAAATTTTATATCCAAGATAAATCAGGGCACAGCACAGTCTAGTGATTTATTTGGCGCATTTACAAAACTTCCAGGTCCTGCAGGAGCAGTAGCCAGAGGTTTTCAATTACTGGCACAATATCAAGAAAAGAATTTCGAAGCATACCAAAAGACAACAGCAGCAGGTGTCAGTTTTGGAGGAAGTTTAACTGACCTGCGTGTAGCGGCTGCACAGGCCAGTATGACTCTAGATAGTTTTGCCAGTCTTATAAAAGAAAACAATAAAACATTTTTACTGTTAGGCGGCAGTGTAAACGAAGGTGCTAAGAACTTTGTCATGTTTAGCCAAAGCCTTACACAAGGACAAACTGGTAGAGAACTTCGTGCTCTAGGATTTACAACAGAACAAATTAACAGCGGCTTTGCTGCTATGTTAGCATCACAAGGGGGCTTGAGTAGGCAAGAGCAAGCAAACATGGGAATAGTAACTGCGGGAGCAAAACAGTTATTCATGCAAATGGATGCTCTAGCACAGTTGACCGGAGAACAGAGAGAAGAACAAGAACGCATCATGAAGGAGCGTGCTGCTAATGAAGCCATACAGAATTATCTATCAACACTAGGAGTAGAAGAACGCAACAAGGCAGAAGCAGCACTTAATGAAGCACGAATGAGAGGCGGTAAAGGTGCGGAAGAAGCATTGGCCAGTAAATTAATGGGAATCCCTCCCCTAACAGATCGTGCTCAACAATTTGAAACAGTGATACAAGGTGGCAGTCAGGCATTAGGTAATCTGGCCAAGGATGTTAATGATTCAAGTAAGACTGTTCAGGACATACAAAAAACAGGAGCACAGGTAACAAGATCTCTTGCAGAATCAGGCAGAGACAACAAAGAATTGTTTAGAGCGATGATTATGGGCAATGATGCTCAGTTTAGAGAAACTGCTGGCGCCGCTTTACGTGCTGACACACAGGCAAGAAAACAAGGTATAGAAAATCTAAACGACGAAGAACAAAGATTAGCAGCAACTAAAGAAGATCAAGATAAGAGAATGAGAGAAAGCCAAGCGAAGTCTATGGCAGATGCTAAAGCAGGACTTGATGAACTTACTCTTGCATTCCAACAGATGCTGGCACCTATTGTAGGTGCCCTAACCCCTGTGCTAAAATTAGTAGTAGATGTTTTATCAGCAGTTCTAGTGCCAACCTTTACCAAAGTAGGGGAAGTAAGTAAAGGCCTCCTTGACAGTTTTCAAGGCGTAAAGGAAAAGTTAGGAGACAATGCCACAGGAGTAGTAGGGGGATTGGCTGCTGCTGGAGTAGGTGCTTATCTTCTTAGTAGGAAAATGGGAGGTAGAGGTACACCTGGATCTGGCGGAGCACCTGGAGGTGGTGGTGGCGTAGCCGGTGTGCTAGGAGGTATAATGGGCAGTGGTATGGGAGCACCTGGCTCTAGTCCTGCTAATCCTTTATTTGTTTCTATCGTGCCAGGAGATGTGAGTTCGATTCTTGCAGGTATGATGGGTGGAGGTGGTCCTAGTTTACCGTCGTCGGGTGGAGGCGGAGGTGGTGGCAAATTTAAATTAGGTAAACTTGGCGGATTAGGATTGGGCATGGTTGGTGGAATGGCAGGAGACCTTGCAGCAGATTACTTTGGTAGAGATTCAACCGCAGGTAAAACCGCAGACATGCTAGGAACCGCAGCCAGTTTTGCAGGTATGGGAGCAATGTTAGGACCATTAGGTGCCGCACTAGGTGGGGTTGCGGGACTAGGTTATGGAGCCTATAAAAACTTCTTTGCTGACAAGCCGCCTGAAATGGCAGCAGGTGGAGTTATCACAAGACCTACAGCTGTTATGGCAGGGGAAGCAGGTAAAGAAGCAATTATTCCGCTGTCTGATGAAAATGCTCTTCCAGGTATCAATGAGTTAAATAAGACTATGAACGAAATTCTCCGTTATATGAAGGATACTGCTGAAAATACTAAGAAAAATGCAGAAGCCACTCAGGCTCTTAGCGGTGACTTATTTGCTTAAAGGATCTATTTTTTAATGTCTTGGAAAAAATATTTTACTCCAGTTAATACATCTGGAGCACTAAGTCCTATCAGTGGAGCGTTAACAGCAGATTCCAGGGCAAATCCTACTCACAGAAATTATTCAAGTTATCTTCCAGATGTATATTCAGGACATCCAAACCGTCTAGAACGTTATGGACAATATGATACAATGGACAGCGACAGCGAAGTTAACGCTGCACTAGATATTTTAGCAGAGTTTTGTACACAACAAAACGAAGAAAACGGTACACCGTTCCGTGTATTTTTTAAAGAACAGGCTACATCAACAGAAGTAAAAATTATTAGACAGTTGATGCAGCAATGGTGTAAACTAAACAAGTTTAATATTCGCATACATAAAATTGTTCGTAATGCATTTAAGTATGGCGATGTATTTTTTGTAAGAGACCCTGAACTACAGTCTTGGATGTATGTTGATCCTGCTAAAGTTGATAGAATTATTGTAAATGAATCTGAAGGTAAGAAACCCGAACAGTATCACATAAGAGACTTTAATCCAAATTTAGAATCTCTTGCTACAACTCAAATTAACCCTAGTAATGTAGCAGGTGGTGGCAGTCAATATGCCAGTGGATATGCAGGTAACAATGCAGGCGTTGGAATGAGTCGAGGTATGACAGGTTCCTATCCTACAAATTTAACAGCGACAAGATTTCAAAAGACAGAAAACCAATGGGCTATTGATGCCAAGCATGTTATACATATTAGTATGAGTGAAGGATTAGATAACAATTATCCTTTCGGTACAAGTTTACTAGAAAGTATCTTCAAGGTTTATAAGCAAAAAGAACTACTAGAAGATGCTATTATCATTTATCGTATTCAACGTGCTCCTGAACGCCGTGTTTTTTACATTGATGTAGGTAATATGCCAAGCCACTTGGCAATGAGTTTTGTAGAACGTGTTAAAAATGAAGTAAATCAAAGAAGAATTCCCAGTGTCACTGGCGGGAGCCAGAGCGTAATAGACGCAGGATATAATCCCTTATCTATTAATGAAGATTATTTTTTCCCACAGACAGCGGAAGGCAGAGGAAGTAAGGTAGAAGTTTTACCAGGCGGAACTAATTTAGGAGAAATTGATGACCTTAAGTACTTTACTAATAAACTTTTTCGTGCTCTACGTATCCCTAGTAGCTATCTACCTACTGGTCCCGACGACGGAGGAAGTAATTTTAATGATGGAAGGGTCGGAACCGCTTATATTCAGGAACTTAGATTTAATAAATATTGTGAAAGACTACAATCATTAATGAATGAGCAATTTGATAATGAGTTTAAGGCCTATTTGCATAATAAAGGCATTAATGTTGATTCTACAATATTTGAAATAAAATTTAATCCACCTCAAAACTTTGCCAGTTATAGACAGGCTGAAATGGATGGTGTTAGAATGAATGTGTTTTCTAATATCAGTCAAGTACCTTTCTTGTCTAAGCGATTTGCCCTAAAGAGATTTTTAGGATTAACCGCAGAGGAAATGGCAGAAAATGAAAAGTTATGGAGAGAAGAAAATATAGACGATGATGTAGATCTAACTGCTAATGCAGAACTTAGGGGAGCAGGTATTACATCAGCAGGAATGAATGCTGACATGAGTGCAATTGGTAGTGCAACCACGCCGCCGGCACCTCAACCTGGAGCGGAACCTGCTGCTACTGCACCTCCAGGATCTCCACCACCTGCATAAATATTTCTATGTTACTTAAAGAATTTATATATTTTGATCGTAAGCATCTTGAAATGAAAGATGATCAACGTTATGATTCTGACAGAGATGTTGGGGTTATGTATCCTGACGATGTTAGAAAGCATAGTAGATTAACCTTAGGAATGATCAATAATGTTCGTAAGGCCACAGAGGCTCGTATGAAAGAGCGTAAAGAAGATTTAGCATTAGTTAGAAAAATGTATGCCGCTCCTCCTCCTGAAGCAGCACCTACCTAAGGTTTGTAGACAGCGTAAGAGCTAAATTTACCATCTTCTGGATCTACTAAATCTGATTTCCTTAGAAAAGTTTCGTAATCTGTTCTATCTTTAAAAAATTCATCTACTGCTTTTCGAGCGCCCAGACATCCTGCTCCGCTATAGTCGTCAAATATTAAAATGGCGCCAGGGACTAGTTTATCCTGAACCCAATTCAATATAAGTTTATAACTTTCATAAACATCTACATCTATATGTACAAGAGAGATCATAGATGTAGATACTTGCTCACTAGTTTCTAAAGGAAAAATCCCTTCAATTAAATTAAATTTTGTAATTTGATTACTAACCAGCAAATTGTAAACATGTTCTTTTGAAGTATTTGAAAAATCACCATCTTTATGATGATTGTCGTTAGGACCTGCAAGTACAATACCCTTAAAAGTATCGCATAGATAGACATTAGATTCTGGTTTATATATTTTTGATGCACCTGCAATTACTAAAGATGAGCCACCTCTCCAGCAACCTATTTCTATAATATCTCCTTTAGGACAACTTTCTACAGCATTCCATAAAAAGTCTAATTTCCAAGGAGGGATTACTGTATTTCCGTTACTTGCAATCTGAATGGCTAAATTTTTATCCATAAACTATCCTTTTTTTTATTATATATTATTATTAGTTTCATTGTCAAGCATTAAATAATCTAGTATTAACATTTCTTTAATCTATTTTCGTACTCAAATAGATTAAATTCACACACATTAGGTCATAAAACAGACCGTTTTTGGCCTATTTCGTACGCCTTTGAAAAAACCCAATTAAATAACACACATTGCCTTGCCGCGAACAGATTAAGGAGATAACCCGACATGACAAAGTTTGAACAATTATTAGACTATATTGTCAATGAGGAGCATGATAAAGCTAACGAACTTTTTCATGAAATCGTTGTAGAAAAGTCTAGAGAAATTTATGAGAATTTAGTTGCTGAAGAAGAAACAGAAGAAGACGTTGAAGAAGCCATGCACGACGATGATGTTGAAGAGTCAATGGACGATGATGATGTTGAAGAAGCCATGGATGATGAAGCAGATGAATCTGTTGACTTAGAAGATTCATATATGATGGATGGTGATGATGAAATGCCAGAACCAGGTGGTTTAGAAAAAACTGACGACCTAGAAGGCGATATTGAGTTTGGTGGTGAAGAAGAAGAAGCGGAAGACAAAATCAAAGACGCTATCGCCCAACTAGAAGCCGCACTTGCTGCCATTGGAGGTGGTGACATGGGCGACGAAATGGACGACCTAGGCGACGAAATGCCTGATGATGAAATGCCTAAAGAAGATGATATGATGGGCGTTCCTGCATTTGAAGGTCGTCGTATGACCCGTGAGTATCGTGAAAAAGTTGGTAACGATTGGGATAAAAATTCTATGAAAACACAGGGCCAGTACGTAGGTAGTGGTTCAGGTGACAAAGATGGAGCCCCAGTAGAAGGTCGTAGTCCAATTGCTAGCGGTTCAAACAAACCAGGTCCAGCAGGTGTTAATGCTAAAAATCTAAATCAAAGTCATCATGAGGGCCAAAACAATACAGGCACAAGCCCAGGTAAAGTTAATCATGGTATCACAGGCACCAAAGGTGACAAGATGGGATCAGGTATGAACAATGTTGATGGTAAGCAAACTGGTGTAAAGACATTGAGCAAGCAACCAGGTCATGGTCCTGAGAAGAAAGGTGGCGCTCCTGGCCCAGTAGGTAGTGGTTCAGGTGACAAAGCTGGTCAGACCAGTATTGGTAATCAACAATCTTTACTAAAGAGTTACGGTAAGTAATCTGAGAAGTGGATGAAATTAACCTATTTAAAAGAAACTCTATCATTTGATCAGGCTCAAGCAGTGCTTGAGTCTGATGATAAAGATGGACGTAATCTACACCTAAAAGGTATTGCTATTCAAGGCGGGATTAGAAACGCTAATCAGCGTGTCTATCCTGTTGATGAAATAGAACGTGCTGTAAAAACCCTTAATGATCAAATTCAAAACGGTTATTCAGTTCTTGGAGAAGTTGATCATCCAGATGATTTAAAAGTAAATTTGGACCGTGTCAGTCACATGATCACTAACATGTGGATGGAAGGTCCTAATGGTTATGGTAAGTTTAAAATCCTACCTACCCCAATGGGCAACCTTATTCGCACAATGCTTGAAAGCGGTGTAAAACTTGGTGTCAGTTCAAGAGGCAGCGGCAACGTTGACGATATGAGTGGCAAAGTATCTGATTTTGAGATTATAACTGTGGATATAGTTGCACAACCTAGCGCACCTGGTGCCTATCCTACTCCGGTTTATGAGCATTTGATGAACGTAAGAGGTGGAAACCGTGCTTTTAAGGTCGCACAAGAAGTAAGAGAAGATCCAAAGGCCCAGAAATATTTGAAGGAATCGCTCCTTCAGATCATCAAAGGTCTAAAATAAGCCCGAGGAGAAAAACTAATGTTGGACGCATTCAAAAAATTAGTAGAGAGTGGTGTAATTTCAGAAGATGTTGGATCTGAATTAGAAACCGCCTTGGCTACTAAAATTCAAGAGAATCGCGACCAAGTTACCGCTGAACTTCGTGAAGAATTTGCACAGAAGTACAATCATGACAAGTCAGTTATGGTTGAAGCAATTGACAAGATGTTAAGCGAGAGATTGGCCGCAGAAATGGCCGAACTGCATGAAGATAAAAAGGCACTAGCAGAAGCAAAAGCACGATACGCACAACGTATTAGTGAAGATGCTCAAAAACTAGAAGGCTTTGTTATTCAACAGTTAGGCAAAGAGTTAGTAGAATTTCAAAGTGATCGCAAGAAAGTTAGCGAAAACTTTGCTAAATTAGAGCAATTTGTTGTACATGCTCTTGCTAAAGAAATTCAAGAGTTTGCTACAGACAAGCGCGACTTGGCAGAAACAAAAGTGAAGTTAGTTCGTGAGGCTAAGGCAAAATTTGAAGAAATAAAAGGTACCTTTATAAAGCGTTCTGCTAAGGCCGTTGAAGAGACAGTCAGTAAAAAACTTACAACTGAGATTCGTCAGTTAAAAGAAGACATTGACGGTGCTCGTAACAATGACTTTGGTCGTCGTCTGTATGAAGCCTTTGCACAAGAATATGCTAGTTCATTCCTAAATGAAAAATCTGAAACAGCAAAATTGTTAAAGATTATTCAAAAGAAAGATCAAGAATTAGCAGAAGCAAAAAATGCTGTTACTGAAAAAGAAAGTTTAGTTGAATCTGCACAGCGCGAAATTCGTGTTACTAAAGATTTAATGGAACGCAAACAGGTAATGGCAGAACTGTTATCACCATTAAGTGGAGATAAGAGAGTAGTGATGCAGGAATTGTTAGAAAGTGTGCAAACACAGAAACTACGTACTGCATTTGACAAATACCTACCCGCAGTAATGGAAGGCGAAAAGAAAAAAGTAGAAAAAACTACTTTAACTGAAGGAACTGCTGTAACAGGCAATCGTGAAACCAAGCCCGAGGTAGGCTTAGACAACATCTTAGATATCCGCAAACTTGCGGGTCTAAAATAATTCAAGGAGACAATAGGAAATGTCACAACTTTTAAATGAAAGATGGTCAGAGACCAAAGAAGCTCTGCTTGAAGGCCTACAAGGTAACCGTCGTGCTTCTATGGGCGTATGCTTAGAAAATACACGTCGTTATTTGGCAGAAGCCGCAACAGCAGGTGCAACAAGCACTGGAAATATTGCAACATTAAACCGTGTAATTCTTCCAGTTATTCGTCGTGTTATGCCAACAGTTATCGCTAACGAAATCATCGGCGTTCAGCCAATGACAGGACCTGTAGCACAGATCCACACTCTACGTGTTCGTTATGCTGATGGTGTTGCATCTGGCGACACAGTAACAGCAGGCGAAGAGGCATTAAGCCCCTTCAAGATTGCTCAAGCCTATTCTGGTAGTACACTTTCAGGTGGCGGCGCTGCTACAACAGCCGCTCTAGAAGGTACACCAGGAAAGCGTATGAGCATTCAGATCTTAAAGACACCAGTTGAAGCTAAGAGCCGTAAGTTATCAGCTCGCTGGACCTTTGAGGCTGCACAAGATGCACAGGCACAACAGGGTATCGACATCGAAGCAGAAATCATGGCTGCTCTAGCACAAGAAATTACTGCTGAAATCGATCAAGAGATTCTAAGTTCACTACGTTCATTAGCCAGTGTTGAAGAAACATATGACCAGGCTCTAGTTTCTGGTACAGCAACATTCGTTGGTGATGAGCACGCTGCTCTTGCTATTCAGATCAACCGTGTAAGCAACTTAATTGCTCAGCGTACACGTCGTGGTTCTGCTAACTGGGCAGTTGTTAGTAACCAGGCTCTAACAATTCTACAAAGCGCAACAACTTCTGCTTTTGCTCGCACAACAGAAGGCACATTTGAAGCACCTACAAATACTAAATTTGTTGGTACATTGAACGGTGCAATGCGTGTTTATGTAGATGCATACCTAAGCGACACAACAGACAATAACCAGGTTCTAGTTGGTTATAAGGGAACAAGCGAAGCTGATGCTGCTGCTTTCTATTGCCCATATATTCCTCTAATGAGTTCTGGTGTTGTTCTAGATCCAGCAACATTTGAGCCAGTAGTTGGCTTTATGACACGTTACGGATATGTTGAGTTAACCAACACAGCATCATCTCTAGGTAACGCTGCTGACTATCTAGGTAAGGTTGCAATTACTTCTGCTAATGTAAGTTTCAAATAATAACTTATATACAGACGACATTAAGCCCGCAGTTGCGGGCTTTTTGTTTTTAATAAAATAAATAATGAGTCTAGACAAATTATGCGGGACCCACCGCGTAGACCTAGAACGTCAATCAGGAGAAAACAAATGGGACGTCCGATTAAATCAAAATATTTTGGTATTCGTAAAGGTGTAGGCACAGGTGGTGAAGGTGTAACAGCAGTCACTATCGGTGGAACAGCGCCTGTATCTACATTAACTGTAACAGTTGTTCTTGGGGCACCTAACATTGCAGGTGGTACACAGGCAACTGCTACAGCAGTTAAAACAGGTAACACGGTTACAAGTGTGACTATCACCAACCAAGGTTCTGGTTATACATCTGCACCAACAGTGGTGTTTACCGGTACAAACATGACCACACAAGGTACAGGTCATACTGCCACAATTAGCGTGAATACAGTAAGCAATGTAATTCTAGTTGAAGCATATGTTCCTGCGGCAAACGGTGGTTCAAGTGGTGTTACAGGAGATATACTTGAGCAAGTAGCCAGTAAAAAATATCGTGTGCAAACCGCACAAGGTACAGGAACATGCTTATTAACAACTGCTACAGGTGCATTAACAGCAGGCAAGGTTAGAATAGTAGCAGAAGATACAAATGGTAGCACATATTTTATTAAGAAACTTACAGCACGTAGAGCAGTCTTAAGTCGTTCAACTGTGAGTACTGCATTTATATTTGACAACAGTGGATCAGTAGGTTGGAATTTAAGTGCAGCATCAGCAACTTCTGTTAAAATACGCAGTCATTAAGATTTAAAATATCGATGTAAAAAATGGGGGACTAGTTCCCCCATTTTTATATTGGTAAATATCAATTATGAGTTCACCTTGGGCACTTCCTAGACAAATCACGCAATATTCTGAAGCAGATGCAGGAAACATCCATGTTTCTTGGATAGAAAACGAAAACTTTTATAGTTTAAAATTTCGAGATGGTAAGCATGTAAGAACACAAAGAGATCTCATTCACATAGCAAGAGACCCTAAACACGACATTCTTGAAAAGACATACTATCTTAAATTAACAGATTTTAATTTTTCAGACTTGCCTCAAGGTCTTTCCGGTATTGAAGCCAAACTAATTATGAATAGAGGGGGCAGAATAACAGACGATACGATTCAACTTTGTTTAAATGCCGATCTTCTAGGAGAAAATCAATCAACAACTGATTTGAATCCAATAAAATCTTATGGTGGTGAATCAAATTTATGGGGAACAAGTTTAACTATTAACGATATTAAAAGTTCATCGTTTGGAATAGTTTTAAGATTTAAAAGTCATCCTAAATTTCCTCACAGGACAAGCCCTTTGATTGATACCGTTGAGCTAAGGATTTATTAAAAAAATAAATACATTCGAGGAACGTTGAATGGCCAAGACATATTTTTCAAATACACCACCATCATATACTGGTACACCCATATCCGCTACACTATCAAATGGAAGCACGGTTCTAGACCTACCCGGTGATTACGACATTAATGTCAGCAAAGGTTATACAAAAATAACCACAGATAATCTTTATCACGAAGTACAGAATAATTTTGAAGGTAATATAGGCGGTGATTATTTATTAGATGTTGGCGATAATTATACTGCTAATATTGTAGGTGACTACACAACAGAAATTACCGGTGAAACACTTATTGAAGGTGTTGGCAATGTAAAAATTTGGACCCCAAGAATAGAACTCGGAACCGTGGACGGGTCTCAAGATATTGCTGTGTACTCTAAGGTTATCACCGACATACTTCCTAAGGTAGACGATGATGTTGCATTAGGAAGTGAAGCTCTTAGTTGGTCATATCTATGGACGCAAGAATTAGATGTTAAAGATGAAACAAATGTAGGAAATCCTTTTGGCTATGCCTACGACCCCAACAATAGATTTGGCATGGAGTGGGGGCAGACAGAACAAGAGTCAATCGATTCGAGAAAAGAAGCTTCTGCGTATTTTGCGGGCGGGGTCGGTATTGAAAAAGATTTAAACGTAGGTGGATTTATCTACGGTCGAGTATTAATTTCAGTAACTACTACAAACATTGTTATAACTGCAACCAATAATAATCTTGAATACTACCCAATTTTTGCATTGAATACAGGAAATCAATTTTTGTATGTAGATAACCAAGGAATTATTAACGGATTTAGATATAATCCATTTTTAGGACGTTTAAGAACTGACAGAATTATAGTTGTAGAAACTGACGTTGCAGATGCATCTCAAGGAGCACTTAGAGTTGAAGGAGGTGCTAGCATTGGGGATAACTTGTGGGTAGCAAACGTTAATGCTGCTACCTCAGCCGATGGTTCAATTAGAACAGATGGCGGACTCAGTGTAGAAAAAAATCTCTGGGTAAATGATGATGCTTATGTAGAAAACGCAGTAGAAGCAGATGAAGTCGTTCCTCATGCTAACGATGATGGTAATATAGGCACAACCAGTACATTCTGGCACGAAGCATACATCAATAATATCTATACAAAACTTATTCAAAGCACCACAGGCACTATACAGATTAAACCTAAAGATCCTGTAACTGAAATAATTGGTGATATTAGAGTACGAGGAACAAATCCCATAGGTACCGCACCTGTTGTTACAAATACACTATATGTAACAGTGGACGGAAACGATACAAATGATGGTAGAGCCATGGATGCTAGTCGTGCATGTCGTACCATCGGCGGTGCAATGCGTAGTCCATACTATCAACCAGGAACTCAAATCCTTGTTAGTGCCGGTTTTTATCTTGAAGACAATCCTTTAAGGATGAAACCATATACCTCAGTTAGAGGAAGCGACATTCGTACAACGTTCATTGAACCTATTAACAAAACACAAGATTTATTTCATGTAGAGAGCGGATGTTATATTAATTATGTTACGTTTTTAAATGGACGAAGTGGTCTATTAGAAGGAGATTATGCTCCTGGATTTAATAGAGGTGCTTACGCTACAGCCTTCCCCCCATTGAGCGGCGATGATAGAATTGATCTGTTTCATAGTCCATACATTCAGAACTGTACCAATCAAAGTGGACCTTGGCTTAGAGATGGTACTATGTTTGTACCAAATCAAACAGTTCAAATACCAAAAGCAGTGGGAACTGGTACATGGGCAGCAAATACAACTACCATTATTTTAACAGTGTCAACAGGTACACTAGCACCTGGTATGAGCATAAATGCAGGTCAACAGAACTCAGGATTCTTTGACGCAAGAACATTAATGTTGGCTAACAAGCCGTTCATGCAAGAACAGGTTGTTGCCTATGTGAATCAAACTTTTAACACAGGTACATTTACCTATAATGCCACAAAATGCAAAAGAGATATTGGTTTAATTGTTGATTCTATAGCAATAGACATGTTATATGACAGCGAAAGCGATAGTAGATTCGCTGGCTTACAATATTATGCTCAAGGATCGGTAAGTTTTCCTGGTGAATTAACAACAACTACACAGTCTCTAACATATCTAGGCACATTAGCGGCATCAACTGCATCAAGTGCCTCTGGGGATCCTAATCTAGGCTTGATTGTAACGGCCCTGTTTAGCACAATTACAAACATTTTAACAACCAGTTCTGCATTAATCGGTTTAAGCGAACAAATTGAAGCACATCCAAATGGTCTGCCTTCTACAACATCTACATATCAAGATGCATACGATGCGCTGTTAGCAAATAAATCTAGTTTTGCATCAGCAGTTACAACTTGGATTAACACTAATCATCCTGCGCATTCCTACAGCACTGCGACCTGTGAAAGAGATGTTGGATACATAATTGACAGTGTAGCATTTGATCTGTTACATGGAGGTACAAAGCAAAGTATCAAGTCTGGAATCTATTATTATAACTATGTTAGTACAGCAACAACTACCAATGATATTCCACAGACCTTTGCTGCCTATAACTACATCAAGAGATTAATTCCCTATATTGTAACAGGTGAGGCTGTATCTACATCTACACTGTATCAAAATACTGTAACCCAGGTCACAGCGGTATCTATCGCTGGCAATTACGAAGCAGGTCAACTAAAAGATAAAGTAGATGTTATCACAGGAATAATTAGAAACGGTCCTAACAATGTTGTTAGAATTCCAATGGATCTAAGACAGGTGCCTAGTGAAGAAGCAGAAAACGCTTATAATGCCATGCAGGCCAACAAGGCATTCTTACAAGCAGAAGTCACTGCATTTATAGATGCCACCGCAGGGACTTTTGAATATTCAAGAGAAAAATGTTATAGAGATGTTGGTATTCTTGTAGAAAACATTGCCTATGATATAACTTTTGGTGGAAATGAAAAAAGTGTTGAAAGTGGACTTGGATATTATGACGGAGTAATAAGTCTCATTCAGGGACAAGAAACTCAAACAATTAGTGCAATTGATTACCTAAACGATCTATGTCAACAGGTTATCACAAATACCACAGTCACTGATTTATTAAGTGGCACAGGTACCGCAGTGCAGGTTATCAATACCGCACTGATTGGTGGTGCCGTCGCTAGCGATAGCTTGCAAAATGCCTGGAATATTGTTACAGATATTATTGCAAATGGTCCAAGTGTGGCACCTGCAATCTATAATAGCCCAGGACCTGATGCCGCTTTTGTCAGTGCTGAAATATTGATGCAGGCAAATCGTGCATTTTTACAAGAAGATACAATTAACTATGTTAATAATCTTGTACAAACATTCCCCTACAGCGAACGTAAATGCCGTAGAGATACTAAACTAATTGTAGACAGTATTGCACAAGACCTATTATATCCTACTACTAATATGAGCCAGAGCACGTTCGCTGGACTACAATATTGGAATCAAGATAATTATACTGGTGATATAGAAGCACAATTACAACCAACTATTGAAGCAATGGAGTACCTAAAAACTCTCAGCAGTAAGGTAATCCTAAATACCACACCTGCTGATGATTTTAGAATTCCGTATCAATTTACTCTAACCCAAGTAACTACAATTACTCAGGCAACTTCTTACGAAGTAGGTATAATTGAAAATAATTTTGATATTATCTTAGAAATTCTAGGTGGCACGAAATTTGGTTGGACCGATAGAATAGTACCTAATAGCACAGCTAGCAATATCTTAAGCACTTTAAATGCCTATAAGATTCTGCAACAAAATAAACCGTATTTGGCCGCTGAGGTTATAGGATTTGTCAATGCTGTACATCCAGACTTTACCTATGATGAATCTAAATGTTATAGGGACGTTGGATTAATTACAGATGCAATTTGCTTTGACCTAAAGCACAGTGGCAATAAACAGAGTATTCAGGCAGGACTTTATTACTATGGGTTTAGTACATCAACAAGTACTATCCACGGCCAAGAAACTCAGACTATTGCGGCCTATACAAGATTAAGTAATATTGTAGACGAAATTTTACTAAACCAAACAGTGGCTATAACAACTGGCAATACCGTTTTACAGGTTATATCAACTTCGACCGCTACTGTTGCTGAAGTGTTAGAAGTTCAAAGAGCGATTACAACAATAACCAATATTATTCAAAATGGTCCTTCAGTAGCAGGACCTCCAAGCAACATCTCTTTAACTGCAACAACTACTGCCAGTGTCATAAATGCCTATAATTTATTAAAAGCAAATAGAGATTTTATTGCTGAAGAAATAATTGCCTACGTAGATTTTTATTTTAATGTGGGTTCGTTTAATTATAATGAAGAAAAATGTTATAGAGATGTGGGTCTAATTATTGATGCTGTCAGTCAAGATATTCTATTAGGTGGAAATCAAAAATCTTTAGAAGCAGGTTTATCTTATTGGAGTGCTGGCTACAACTCTGTAGCAGGTCAAGAAACTACAACAACTATGGCTCTAAATTATGTTAGAGACCAAGTTTTAGATATCATTAAAAATACCCCTGTTACCGCTCAAACACAGACTAATCTAACTCAGACTATTAATACATTCTTCCAATATGGTGAAGAATACGGTCCTCAAGAAGCGGTTCAACGTAACTTTAATATTATTACTAATATTATAGAAAATGGTCCAAGCGTGGCACCTCCTGTTTATGCAGGCGGCGGATTATTCAGTCTAACAGGACTTAATGGATCTGACGTCAAAATTGCGCCTACAGTGGTTAGTGTCACAACAATTACCACAGGTAGCACATATTTGATAGGCCTAAGCACTGCCACAGTTGGATTTGGTGTTAATAGTACATTATACATTGGTGATACAGAAATATTTCCCTACAGAGACAGTGAAGTTGATTCGTTAAGTTTTGAATATACAGGCGCAACTTCAACTTGGGCTATACGTAAAATAGATCCTGTTGGTTCTATGGGCGGTAGCCTTGTAGACGGTGCTGTAATCAGCGATCGTTCTCCTATTCAATCATTTGTTTATGACGCATTTACACAGGTCAATCAAGGTGGTAGGGGTGTTCACATTGTAAATGATGGTTATGCTCAGCTAGTTTCTGTGTTTACTATTTTCTGTTCAACTGGGGTAGAAGTTGAAAGAGGTGGTATTGCTAGTATTGTTAACAGTAATGCTAACTTTGGTAATATCTGTTTACAGGCCAAGGGTTATGGTAAGCGCAAATTCAGCGGACATATTTACAATCCTACCTTTAAAGCATACCCAGAAAGTCCAGATCCTTCATTGGCTGTGACATTCCCAACAAGTGAATACCTAGATCAATATTACCCAACAGGGTATTGGCCTAATGAATCACGAGTACGAGTGTTTATTCCAGACCCTGAAGATCGTCCTCACATTTCTTTAGTTATGGAAGTTGTTCCTCCTGAACAGGTAAGAGACTTTACAGGTGCTTTAATTCCACAGGTTAATCAACTCGGATTTCCTGGCTTCTTAAACGCAACAATTAATACTTCAACACTTTCAACAGGTAGCATCACAATAACTGGCGTAGATACAGAAGGTGTTGCTGTGGGTAATGCAGTCTATATTAGAGATCAGTTTGGAAGTTCTACTGGCAGTAATGGTCTATTGTATGCTGCGACCGGTACTGTGGTTACAAGAGTAGATTATCAAAAAATCACTATTAGCAAAGGTTTACCGAGCGGAGGTGGAGATCCTACTATTGATGAATTCTTTGATATCTATATTTGTGGAAATGCCTACTATACTGTTTTAGGTAGTGAAGCAGGAGACAATCCTAAGTATAACAGAATAGGTGCTGAAATTCCTTTAGGGATTAATATTTTAAGCACAGCATCAACAGGTATATTGACATCAGGTACTACACAACTAGCGGCGCATATTAGTGCAATAGGACGTTTACAGACCACAGTTCTTCAGGTAATTGAAAATAGTGTAGTATCAGTTACTACAGGTAACACATCTGTACAGGTATTAAGACCATTAGTTCAAGGTGGCGGAGAGGCGGCTACGTTTATTACAGAAAGATTTACAAATATTTTAGGTATTATACAGGCCGCTAATCTAACAGCCGCAGAAGCAGTAATTACTCCTGCACAAAGAACTAAGACAGGCCCTGCAGTTGCAGGTGCAGGTAGTGCTATTACTTTAATAGAGGCTAACATAGAGTTTTTAGCCGATGAAATTAGCGCATATGTTCAAGATGCATTTGCATTTGTACCTGAGGTAAATTACGACGATTATAAATGTCAGCGAGATGTCAAGCAGATCTTACAACGTCTAATATACGATATAGAAACGGGTGGTAGATACAACTGTGTCTACGTAGGACTTAGTTATTGGAATAGAGCCAATACTTATTACATTGTTCAGCTAGGAGAAAATATAACTAGAACAGATCTATTCCCTGATGGTTCTACTATTAACTTCTATCAGAGAAGTTATATGAGTGCTTCTGGATACGTTTTTGAATATGTAGGCGCAGGTATAGATTATGGTTCTTTACCACAAAGAGGAGTCGCTGACCCTGTTCAAGGAAAAGAAGTTGTTATGTTAGACAGTGGTAAGGTATTCTTTACATCAACTGACCAGAACGGAGATTTTAGAATTGGTCCGCAGTTAGTAATTAGTCAAGCAACAGGTGTTCTAAGCGGTAGAACATTTACTCGTTCATTGTTTGCAAACATGACTCCGTTCATTCTAGCGATCGAAGGCGGTCAATAAGAGGAAAAATTATGGCTTTAATTCCATTAAATTCGTTTAAAACTAAAACTAAAATTCTTACAGAATTTACGGCAACAACTGCTACAGTAAATGCCTATGTAGCGCCTATTGGTGTAACAAGTATTATCTTAATGGCACAGGTGTCAAACATAAGTACAACGAGCCAAACAGTTAGTTTTGTACATTCAAGAAATAAACCAATTTTAGCAGATGCTCAAGGACAAGGCGCACAAGCAGTAGGTTTACAGACATACCTAGTAAATGAATTTGAGGTCCCACCAAATGATGCTGCGACCGTTTTAGGAGGCAAATTGATTTTAGAACAATTAGATAGTGTAAAGGCATGGGCAAGCACAACTGGTACGTTACAACTTACACTAAGTATTCTAGAGACAGCTAACAATTAATAGAGAATAATATGGCAAGTTTACTAAGTGGAAAGACGCTAAGAAGAGGAGGAAGTGGACAATATATAGACCTAGCCGGTGCTATGCCCCAATTACCTGCAACAGATACTACGCTTACAGGTTTTACACTGGTTACAGATTCGTTACTGAGAACTTCATATTCTAGTGCCCTTGGTTTTATCCAATTTACATCAGCATCGATGTATAGCAGTTTACCTTCCGGATCAATTAGGATTCTAAACACTGGGGGGAGTACAGTCGTTTCAATCAACACCACTACCGGTTTATTAATTGTAGACGGTGATATTGGTGTCGGTGGCACTATGAATATCTGGAAAGATATTAAAGTTAATGGAATAACAATTGGTAAGGGTTATGATTTAGGTGTCAATAACATTGTAGTTAGAGGAACAGCGAGTCCGCAATTAACTGCTTATGAAGATGGTCAGCAAAGTATAGCAATTGGTTATGATGTATTACAAGGACTACAAACCAGTTATAAAAATATAGCTATAGGAAGATATGCTCTAAGTTCAGGTACATCTATTTCTAATAATATTGCTATAGGAGACAGCGCACTTAAAAAAGTTGGTGTAATTCAAACAGAAGTTGTTGCGACCATTACTAATATTTTATTAGGAACAATCACAAACGTCACAAGCCCAGGTCATGGTATTCCTTCTGGCACAAGAATACTCGTTGGAGGAGTATCTGGTACCACAGAAGTTAATAACAATTATTATTATTTAGGTACAGATACTAGTTCTACTTTTATTTTATTCAGCGATCTAAGCCTCACTACCTACGTTGATAGTTCCGCTTTCACACCTTACATAGCAGGAGGAACAGTTAGTGTTGATCTAACCAACGACAGCAATGTAGCATTAGGTACAGATGCAGGTACCTTGTTAAAAAATGGTACCCACAATGTAATAATAGGACACGAAGCAGGAAACATCCTAACTACCGGTTCCTATAATATTATTATAGGCCCCCTAGCAAGCCAGTTTTTAACAACTGGTTCTGGCATAATAAGTATTGGTGGTGATAACATTGTTGACGGATTAAATGATCAAGTTAATATCGGTAGTGTATTTTACTATGATGGTAATGGATATGCTACTGTTAATGCAGACACAACTCTAGGAATAGGAACAACTGCAACAATTTTATCAACAGGAACGTTTTCAAGTTCTAGCACAGTAACAGCAGGTGTAGTAGTTTTAGGTGGTGTATTTGCCTATGAAAACGCTATTATTGGAAAAACTATTGATGTTTTAGGCACAGGTACAAGTTCGTTCGGATCTAGTATAGTGCCGTCGAATTCAGGATTGAGTTTAGGCAGTGCATCAAATCCTTGGGCAGCATTATATGTGAGCGGTAGCACTATATACCTTGGGTCTGCCACACTAAGTTCTCCCAGTGCTCTAACATTTAATGTAACATCGACTTCGGGTTATATAACTCAAACAGTGGGTAATCTTACTTTAGATTCCGGTGCTGCAAGTCTAGGATCAACATCAGGTAGTCTTGTTGTTGTAGGTGGCGCAGGCATTCAAGGATCAGTTAACATTGATGGACAACTGAAGGTTAAGGGTATAGGAAGTGTAGATTTAAGCCCGGTAGGTGCAAATGTTGTAATTAAACCAACAGCAAGTGGATTAGTAGATATACGTCCAAACACTTTAGGCAGTATGGATAATGTAACAATAGGAGCACTTGATTCTGCTAATGGATACTTTGAAAATGTTCAAGTCCTTAGTACTACTAGTGCAACATCTACAGTTTCAGGAGCCCTTCAGGTAGTAGGTGGTGTAGGTATTCGAGGAGATATTTACAGCCGTACAGGTAACCCAGATGAAAACTATCTGTTGTATTCGCCTAGAGTTACAGTTTCTACCAGCAGCCCATCAGGAGCAAGAATTGGTGATTTTTGGATAGAACCGACCATACCTGCATTTTTACAGTATATTTTAGATGGTACTTCAACAATTTGGGTACAAATAGGAACAGTTTAAAAGAGGAATATTATGCCATTAGGATTTCCAAGTAACCCGTCTCCAGGAGATACTTATGTTATAGGCTCTACCACATATCAGTGGAATGGATCTGCATGGATTATCCAGTCGAGTCAAACATCTGTTTTAGCATCACAGGGTACTTTTACAGGTATTGTAACAATAACAACTACAACTAACTCAACTAGTACAGATACCGGTGCTTTGATAGTCTACGGTGGTGTAGGTATAGGAAGAGATGTTAACATTGGAGGTACTTTAACTGTCTATGGAAGCATTATTGGCATTGGTGTAGGTACTGCTATTTCAATTTCAACTGGTACATTTGATACAATTTTTGTAAGTTCGACAACAAATGCTATCAACACTCAATCAGGTGCGGTACAAGTCGTGGGAGGTGTTGGTATAGGCGGCGACGTATATGTTGGCGGAGTATTATATGCTGCGGGCGGAACAGTTTTAACTACTGCCAGTTTCACCGCACAGTTAAATCAAGGTGATGATATTAGATTAGACGTTGTTACAGCCACAAATGTGGTCATTATCAATAATACAAGTACACTACAGTCTGTGACCACTCGAGGATCAACAACAACTCAAAAGATCACAGTCCTAAATACCACTCAATCTACGTCAACTGATACTGGTGCCTTGGTGGTTTCTGGAGGAGTTGGTATAGGCGGAAGAATAAATGCTGAGTCAATTCGTATAGCAGATGCCGTTTTAGATTCTACTCAAACTTTGGTAAATACCACTAGTTCAACAATTATAGATTCGTTTGATATTGGAGACTTTAGAAGTGCCAAATATCTAATACAGATCGATGAGGGAACTGGAGCAGGAGCGGATTTTGAACTTATAGAAATACTATTAGTTGGTGATAATAGCGGTAATGTATGGGCTACAGAATACGGTGTTGTTACTTCAAATGGTTATCTAGGGGACTTTAACGCTGAATATACAGGAACTACAGTGAGTTTATATTTTACAGCCTATGCAGCAACAAATAAAACCATAAAAGTTTTAAGAACTGGTATGGCGGCTTAAGGAACTAAGAGATGTCATTGACTTCAATTTCAAGAGATTTTTTTGTAAAGCAGGGTATAATAACCCTAGGACCTAGTGCAGTTACATCTAGTACAGGTAATACAGGTACCTTGCAGGTTGAAGGCGGTGCAGCAGTCAAATTAAATTTAATTGTAGGCTCAACAGCAAGTATATATGGTCCAACAAATTTATATAACGGCGTAACAATTTTAGGTGGTGCAGTTTTACCTGCTACCACTGCGACTTTTCTTAACGTAACAAATAATGCTAATATTGCTAACTTATTGGTTACAAATGTTTCTACCCTAACCAATCTAAATGTAAATGGTAATACATTTTTACAAGGTCTAACAGCGACTAGTGGTGCATTTACTACACTATCAGTCACCAATTTAGCAATTACGAATGTAAATGCTACAAATTCTACAGCCAGTTTCTTTACAGTAGCCACTGGAACAGTCACTAGCCTATTAGATATCACATCTACTCTAAATGCTTCAAATACACAGACTGGTGCGCTTAGAGTAGCAGGTGGTGTGGGCATAGGGCAAGATGTTTATATAGGTGGTACACTTAGAGTCATTACCACTATAACAGGTGTTGCCTCAACCGCAACACATCTTGGTGACGGTCAAGACGGTTGGATTCCATATCAAACCTTTCCAGGTAGAACAGCATTTATTACCAATCACGCCAATGGTTATATTTTAACTTCAAATGGTACAACAGCAACTTTCCAACCTCCCAGTGGATTAAGTGCTGGTACTGCAAACACCGCATCAAATATTTCTGGCGGTCAACAGTTTTATATTCCCTATCAAACCGGTGTAGGTTTAACCAGTTTCGAAGGTGAACTATCATATAACTATTTTAACAATACGTTTAGTACAACTAATATCACAGTTGTAGGCCAGGCTCAATCATATACCACAAATACAGGTGCTCTACAGGTTATTGGTGGTGTAGGCATCGGTAGTAATTTATATGTAGGCGGTAGTACCACAGTAACTAATTTCTTAGATGTACAATCAAATACAGAAAGTTCATCCACAAACACCGGTGCTCTAAGAGTTTGGGGTGGAGTTGGTATAGGTGGTAATTTAGTTGTCGGTGGTATTAACACGGTCACAAATACCACAAATGCAACTACTACACAAACTGGCGCTCTACAGGTTCGTGGCGGTCTAGGCATTGGACAAAATGTCATAGTAGGTGGCACCCTTAAAACCACAGCAGCAGTTAATGCCAACAGCACAATTACAGGCGACCTTCAAATAGCAGGTGGTGCAGGTGTAGGTCAGAACTTATATGTAGGTGGCAATCTTAACCTTACTGGTTCAGAATCTATCACAAATACTACAAACGCAACCAATACAAATTCCGGTGCGCTAATTGTTGCAGGTGGCGCAGGTATTGGACAGAATTTATATGTAGGTGGCAATCTTAATCTTACTGGTCTTGGTGCAGTTACAAATACTACCAATGCCACATCAACAGGATCAGGTTCCCTACAAGTTGCAGGTGGTATCGGTGTAGGACAAAACATTGTTCTCGGTGGACAACTTAGAACTACTGGCGCTGTAAATGCTACCAGCACTATCACAGGCGATTTAAGAATCGCTGGTGGTGCAGGAATAGGACAGGATCTGTATGTAGGTGGTAACCAATCAACAACAGGTAGAATCTACGCTAACAGCACGGAGCAAACCGCGAGTACAACAACTGGGGCTCTTATTGTTGCAGGTGGAGCCTATGTTACTAAAGATCTTAATGTAGGACAGGCGGTTGACATTTTATCAACCGCCAGCAGTACAGGTACAGCAGCAGCAAATGCTCTTTATGTTGCAGGTGGTGTAGGTATAGACGGATCATTACTAGTTAATGGTAATACAGTATTCACTGCTGACGTATTGTTCCTAGGTACTTCTACAACAATCTTAAGTACAAACACATATATTACAGACAATATTGTTAGTATCCACTTTCCTAAAGTAGGTGGTACAAGTACACATGTTTGGGGAACAAACGATGGTTTAAATATTGGCCAAGTATATCATTACTATGATACACAAGATAGAGATGCGTTCTTAGGTAGAATAAACAGTTCTGGTTATTTAGAGTTCTATCAAGATGGTCTAATGTACGGTGATAACACCGTATACACAGGCACAACCTATGGTGTATTCAAGACTGGCGGTATTATACTGGCCTATACTTCAGCAACAGGAAACACGCTAACAGGTGCTCTTGTTGTTGCAGGTGGTGTAGGTATTGGACAGAACCTAGCAGTTGGTGGAGTGTTTACACTAACTGGTTATGCGTCTTTGAATGATACATCTGCAGGTAACAGCACACAAACAGGTGCTCTAAGAGTTGCAGGAAGTGTAGGTATTGGACAGAATTTATTTGTGGGTGGAGTAGCAAGTATTTCTGGTGCAACTACTGTTACAAATACCACAAATGCAAGTACAACAAACACAGCAGCCTTAACCGTAGCAGGTGGTGTGGGCGTAGGTCAAGATCTAAGAGTTGGCGGCGACACAACACTAACAGGTGATCTAGCAATCAATGGTGGAGATCTTACATCCGGTGCTGCAACATTTAATCTACTAAACAGTGGTGTTACGACACTAAACTTAGCAGGTGCAGGCACAGCGATTACTATAGGTAATACCACAGGTCATACCGCAGTTCGTAATAAATTTACAGTTACAAATACTACAAACGCCACAAGCACTCAAAGTGCTGCCTTAGTAGTTAATGGCGGACTTGCTGTAGGACAGGATTTACATATCGGCGGTGACATCTATGTTAATTCTGTAGGCGGTAATCTTATTGGTGTTGCTACAACAGCAACAAATATAGAAGGCGGGGCAACTGGCAGTATTCCATATCAAACCAATCCTGGTGCAACAGCATTTATTCCTATTGGTTTGAATGGTCGTATACTTGTTTCAAATGGAACTACAGCGACCTGGGAATTACCCAGTGGCCTAAGTGCAGGAAGCGCAACCACTGCTACAAATATAGCAGGAGGTGTTCAGTTCCAGATTCCTTATCAAACTGGACCTGGAGCAACTGCGTTTGAATCAGGCTTTGAATATTGGTATACAACTGATACACTTAGTGCAACAAATGTTTTATTAACAGGCGTTACTAACGCCACAAATACATCAAGTGGTGCTCTGCAGGTACGTGGAGGCGCAGGCATAGGTGGCGATCTATATGCTAGTCGCATACGTACAGTTTCAACCACAAATGCAACATCAACCACTACAGGAGAAATTGTAGTACAAGGTGGTGTTGGCATAGGTCAAAACCTATATGTTGGTGGTGGGCTTCAAGTAACAGGTAGATTTACATCTACAGGTATAGCAAATGTAACTAACACCACAGATGCGACCTCTACTTCATCAGGTGCTTTGATTGTTGCTGGCGGTGCGGGAATTGGTCAAAACCTATATGTTGGTGGTGGTATTCAGGTAACTGGATTAACCACTTTAACAAACACTGCAAATGCTACCTCAACTGTAACAGGTGCTTTCCAAGTACTAGGTGGTGCGGGTATAGGCGGTGATTTATTTGTAAGCAGAATTAGAACCGTTAGTACCACAAACGCTACAAGCACTTCTACTGGTGAAATAGTAGTTCAAGGCGGCGTTGGTATTGGACAGAATTTATTTGTAGGTGGAGATATTGATGTAAACGGTGGAGATATTACATCTACTCAAACTACATTTAACTTCTTAAATGCTAATGTTACAACAGCGAACCTATTAGGCGCAGCAACATCAATTACAATCGGTGCTAGTGGATCAGGCGCTACAACAATGCGCCATGCATTTACTATAACAGATGTCACCCAAAGCGCATCTACTAATACTGGTGCTCTACAAGTGCGCGGCGGAGTGGGTATACATGGTAATCTAGTTGTTGCTGGTATTAACACTATAACAAATACCACCCAGGCTACAAATACCCAAAGTGGTGCTTTACAGGTCTACGGTGGAGTCGGAATCGGATCGAACCTATTCGTAGGCGGGAATTTTAATTTAACTGGTGTTGGCACAATTGTTAATACAACCAATGCTGGTAATACTCTAAGCGGTGCATTAGTAGTCTATGGTGGAGCAGCAGTAGGCGGAAATGCTGTTATTGGACAAAGTGCTACCGTTACAAATAACTTATTTGTATTAGGAAATACTAATGCAGGTACAACTCAAAGTGGTGCCTTCCAGGTAGTTGGCGGAGCAGGCATTGGACAAAACTTAGTAGTAGGTGGGGCTTCAACTCTAACAGGTATAGTTAGAATACTAGATGCTACAAATGCTGTAGCAACTAATGACGGAGCACTACGTATTACTGGTGGTATGGGTGTTATTAAAGACATTTATGCAGGTGGACTTATTACAGCAGGTGCAACACAGGCGGCTACCTCGGGCACAGTAGTTCCAGGATTCTTCTTTAATAACACACTGTTATCAAGTTTCACAAGTTTAGGTATTTCGTCAACAGCAACACAAAGTTTAGATAGTTTTAGTACCAGCACATACAGAAGTGCTAGATATTATGTTCAAATAGTACAGAGTAATAATATTCAAATTTCTGAGTTATCAATTTTCCACGATGATACAACTGCATATATTAGTGAATATGGTATTTCTTATAATAATGGCCAATTAGGAACATTTGACGTTCAACTGGTTTCTCCTAACGTTACATTGCTATGGAATGCAAATAATTCTTCTGCTCATATAATTAAGGTATCAAGAATGGCAATAACTCGGTAAACTAAATAACTCTATAGGTGGATAGGGAAACCCATGGCAGTTAATGACTTTATCGTTAAAAATGGTCTGTTTGTCTCAACAACAGCCACAATTCTTGGAACAAGACAAGCAGTATCTACATCTACCGGCGCTTTAGTTGTCAAAGGGGGCGTCGGGATAGGGCAAGACCTATATGTAGGTGGTACAATTTATGGTTATGGTATACTTGCAGGGAGTGTATCTACCGCTACAAATTTAACAGGTGGCCTTGCAGGCCAAGTTCCTTATCAATCATCACCAGGGAATACAAGTTTCTTTGGTCCTGGAACAGCGGGAGATGTGCTAGTCAGCAACGGCAGTAGCGCCCCTAGTTATAATAATACCCTTACTTTAGCCAGTGTCACAAGTGCTACATCTACCGCCACTGGTGCCCTACAGGTACGTGGTGGTGCTGGAATTGGTCAAAATCTACATATCGGAACATTCCTAAATGTTCAAACCCAGTCAACTACTGCTACAATTAATGCCAAAGCAGGCAACGGTGCGGTTTGGGCAGAAGTTGCGGACTTTCAAGGCGGAAACGGCGGTAATGATAATTCCGGAGCCGTTGTTTATGTAAGAAATAACCTTTACGGTTCTGGACAAGGTGGTAAAATTTATGGCGGACGTTGGGGAACTAACGATCGAGGACTAAGACTAACTGGAGTTAGTTTTGATGGTACAGAAAACGCTTATATTCACCTTAATAGCGAAGGCAGTCTAATTCAATTAAATGTAGGTGGAATTAACAGATTAAGTATTGCTGCTACTGGTGTTGTTACAATTTCTACTGTTACAAATGCGTCAAGTACATCAACTGGTGCTTTGGTTGTGAATGGCGGTGCTGGATTTGGGCAAGATGTTTTTATTGGTGGTGATCTAGCAGTAAACGGTGGTGATGTTACATCTAATGCTACAACATTTAATTTATTAAATGCTACCGTAACCACCTTAAACTTTGCAGGTGCGGGTACAAATATTACAATTGGTGCCGCTAGTGGCGCTACTACAATTCGCAATGCAGTTACGCTTACAAATACCACAAATGCTACATCTACGCAAACAGGTGCTTTAGTTGTTACAGGTGGTGTTGGCATTGGACAAAACCTATATGTAGGTGGCGGCTTACGAGTCACAGGAAGATTTACTTCAACAGGTATTGCAGATATAACAAATACAACAGTAGCCACTAATACATTAAGTGGAGCATTGGTCGTTGCAGGCGGAGTTGGTATAGGACAAGATTTGTGGGTTGGGGGGAATATCTACGGGTCAATTGCTGCAACAGTAAGCACTGCTACCAATGTTCAAACCCAACGAAACGCAAATGGTGGTACTTATTATCTAACCTTTGTTGATAGTGATAATGCTACACCTTTAGCCGAAGCATTATTTACAAGTTCTACAATTTATTTTAGCCCTACCTCTGGATTAACAATTACAAATATTACTGCGTCGTCAACTACGCAGACAGGTGCTTTGGTTGTTTCTGGCGGTGCGGGAATTGGTCAAAACTTATATATAGGCGGAGATCTAGCAGTAAATGGCGGAGATATGACTTCTGCCGCTACTACATTTAATCTATTAAATTCAGGTGTTACAAGTTTAAACCTAGCAGGTGCAGGAACCGCTATTGTAATAGGAGCAACAACAGGCGCGACAACTATAAGAAACGCTGTTACTCTAACAAATACAACTAACGCTACTAGCACTCAAACAGGTGCCCTACAGGTATCCGGCGGTGCAGGTATTGGACAGAATCTATATGTAGGTGGTGGAGTTCAAGTTACTGGATTAACAACTGTAACAAACACTACAAATGCAACCTCTACTTCATCAGGTGCTTTGATTGTTGCTGGCGGTGCTGGTATAGGTCAAAACCTATATGTTGGTGGAGGTGTTCAGGTTACCGGATTAACCACAGTAACCAACACCACCAATGCAACCTCTACTTCATCAGGTGCATTAGTTATATCAGGTGGTGCGGGAATTGGTCAAAACCTATATGTTGGTGGAGGTGTTCAGGTTACCGGATTAACCACAGTAACCAACACCACCAATGCAACCTCTACTTCATCAGGTGCATTAGTTATATCAGGTGGTGTTGGCATAGGTCAAAACTTATATGTTGGTGGAGGTGTTCAGGTTACCGGATTAACCACAGTAACCAACACCACCAATGCAACCTCTACTTCATCAGGTGCTTTGATTGTTGCTGGCGGTGCTGGTATAGGTCAAAACCTATATGTTGGTGGAGGTGTTCAGGTTACCGGATTAACCACAGTAACCAACACCACCAATGCAACCTCTACTTCGTCAGGAGCATTATTTATAGCAGGTGGTGTAGGTATTGGCGGAGACCTCTATGCTAGCCGTATTAGAACAGTCTCCACAACAAACGCAACATCTACTACCACTGGAGAAATCATAGTCCAGGGAGGCGTTGGTATTGGACAGAACCTATATGTAGGAGGACTAATTGTAGGAACAATTGCTGCAACAGTTTCAACAGCCAGTCAATTAACTACAGTTCAACAGCCCATACCATCTACATATTATCTAACTTTTGTTGATAGTAATAATTCTACAGCCGGTTCGGAAACTTTCTATACAAGTTCAACGATATACTTTAGTCCTGCCTCAGGCATGACAATAACCAATGCTACCGCAGCATCTTCAACTCAAACCGGTGCATTGACGGTTGCTGGCGGTGTGGGTATTGGACAGAATCTGTACGTTGGCGGACAAGAAAACAACAGTAATCTAACCAATGCTACTAGCACATCTACTGGAGCATTGACTGTTGCCGGTGGTGTGGGTATTGGACAGAATCTTTATGTAGGTGGTGGTGTTCAGGTAACAGGTAGATTCACATCTACAGGAATAGCAAATGTAACTAACACCACAGATGCAATCTCTACTTCATCAGGTGCATTAGTTATATCAGGTGGTGTTGGCATAGGTCAAAACTTATATGTAGGCGGTGGAACAGTGCTTGTTGGTCTAACTACTGTAACAAACACTACAAATGCCACATCAACTCAAACAGGTGCCCTACAGGTATCCGGCGGTGCAGGTATTGGACAGAATCTATATGTAGGTGGTGGAGTTCAAGTTACTGGATTAACAACTGTAACAAACACTACAAATGCCACAAGCACTTCAAGCGGTTCATTACAGACACGAGGTGGCCTGGGCGTAGGTGGAGACCTATTTGCTAGTCGTATAAGAACTGCGTCAACAACTAATGCTACTTCTACGCAAACAGGAGAAATAGTTGTACAAGGTGGTGTTGGTATTGGACAAGACCTATGGGTAGGTGGTGATATCTATGCAAACAAACTTGTTATTCAGTATACAACAATCACCACTACCTTAATTCAAACTGATGATGTAATTCAAACAACAAATTCTACAAATGCAACATCAACCACAACTGGTGCTTTAATTATTCGCGGTGGTGCAGGCGTAGGTGGTGATTTATACGCTAGTCGTATAAGAACTGCGTCAACAACTAATGCTACTTCTACATCGACTGGCGAAATCATTGTCGGTGGCGGAGTTGGTATTGGACAGAATTTGTACGTTGGAGGTGATTTAAATGTAACTGGGGTTATTGCTGGGGTTATTGCTGGGACTGTATCTACTGCTAGTCAAATTAATACTATACAGAATCCAACAACTGGACCGTTCTTCTTAACATTTGTAGACTCAAATAATGCCACTGCCATTCCAGAAACAGTTTATACCAGTGCTACTATAAAATTTAGTCCTACTATAGGATTAGGAATAGGCGGCACAGGAACCCCAACCGCTACATTAGATGTAACAGGCAGTGTAAGAATTAGTGGAATCTCAACAGTTTCAAATACTACTAACGCTACATCAACTGCAACAGGTGCTTTGATTGTTGCTGGCGGTGCTGGTATAGGTCAAAACCTATATGTTGGTGGGGGTGTTCAGGTTACCGGATTAACCACAGTAACCAACACCACCAATGCAACCTCT